ATGAAGGGCATGGGACAGATAGTAACCTGGTCCATTGTTGATGAAACAATGCATGCTGAATCTATGATTAAATTGTTTAGAACATATATAGAAGAAAATAAAGAGCTATGGAATGATGAACTTAAGGGAAATATCTATACTATTGCTGAAAAAATGGTGGAACTTGAGGACAAATTTATTGACTTGTCTTTTAGTATGGGGGACATGCCATCTCTTACAGCTGAGGATGTTAAGCATTATATTCGCTACATTGCTGATCGTCGCCTTATCTCACTTGGTCTCAAGGGAATATATAAAGTTAAGAGAAACCCATTACCGTGGGTAGAAGAGATGATAAATGCGCCAACGCACACTAATTTTTTTGAAAACAGAGCTACAGATTATGCAAAAGGTGCATTGTCTGGCACTTGGGAGGATGTATGGGCCGCGTAGTATTTCTTAGTTTATTTTTAATGGTGTCAAACGCTTTTTCGGCAGATCTGCCCAATCCAGCAATCACCCCTGGTGCTATTGACGCATCTGCAACAAAAGAGGTTATCTGCGTTAGAGGGTATACTGGTAGTGTGAAATCTGACGGCACTAAAGTTCGGGATGTTTCAGAAGCTACCAAGCAGCAAGCATATAAAAATTATGGTATTGAAGGTAATTACAAGGGTTATTGTGACCCTAAGGTAGGGTGCGAAATAGATCATTTGATTAGTCTTCAATTAGGCGGCTCAAACGATATTAAGAATCTATGGCCTCAATCTTATGCAGGCCAGTGGAATGCACATTTAAAAGACGGGCTAGAAAACACCCTACATTCAAAAGTATGCAAGGGTGAGATATCTCTTAAAGAAGCACAACAAGCTATCTCTTCAAACTGGATAGAAGCTTGGAAAAAATACGTTAAAACTCAATAGGAGCAGCATTATGAGCCCTCTAGAAGAAGGTAATACTAATACGTATTGTTATGATTGCTACGCTGAATTTACAGTAGAGCCAGCTGATGACTTAGATGAACCAGTACTTTTTTGTCCTTTCTGCGGTGCAGGATTGCTAGAAGAAATGGAAGAAGATTTTGACGAAGATGAAGAAGATTTAGATGACGAAGGTTTGTCAGACAGCTATAATTAATGATATGCGCAGGAATTGATCTTTCACTTACATCCCCAGCAATCTGCGTATGCTTAGATGAAGAAGATTTTTCGTTTGAGTATTGTAAGTTCGAGTGCTTGACTGATAATCCAAAAAGGGTCGTCAGTCAAGCTAATGTTAAAAGTCAGCTATTTCCATTATACAATTCTCAATACGAGAGATATAGAAACATCTCAACCTGGGTAATGGATGTTATTGGTGAATATGGGATTGATCGAGTTTTTATCGAAGACTATAGTTTTGGTTCAACCGGTAGAGTATTTCATATAGCCGAAAATACCGGCATACTTAAATATATTCTATGGCTTAATAACGTTAGTTTTGTTACTATACCACCAACAGTAGTAAAAAAGATAGCTACTGGTAAAGGCAACGCTAATAAAGAAGCTATGGAAACAGCATTCTTGCAAGAAACAAATTTCAACTTCAAAGCATTATTTAACCTTTCACCTAAGCAGTGGAACCCTTCTTCTGACCTAATAGATAGTTTCTACATCTGTAAAACTGGTTGCCTGGATTATAGAAAGGTAGTATAATTCTCTGAGGAGGATATATGAAAACTATCAACGGCTTCAGTTACGATTATTCAAACCTTAAACCTATTCATAAGTTTATTAATGAAGATAAAGAAATTAGCATCTTCAGAGAGCAATATGGATATGCCCTACTTCAAAAAAGCCCTGCAGGACAACAAAGGCTTAAGCTAGATGAAGTGCAGCTTAGCTCATTCCTAATAAACTTAACTAAAAATAAATGGAAAGAAGTAAATGCAAATTTCTAACATATTAGAATTTGTTTTAATTGGAATTGGTCTGCTTACAATTATCGAGTTTGTAGGTAGAGTTATTATAAGATATAACGACCTTAGACAGCTAGATGAAGAAAATTCAGATGATACTATTGAAACGCTTCCAGAAGATTGGATTGTACCGTTAGAATTAAAATATAATGATAATTACTGGTATGCATGGGATCTAGACGGTAATTTTATTACTCAATCAACATCAAAAGAGTTGCTTTTAATTGAAGTAATGAATAAACTAGAAATACCACCAAAACGTGTTACGGTTAATAGTGAAGATAAACTAAATGAAAACAAACTTTAGGAAACCTGAATATAAAATTAGAGAAAACGTTACTTTAAAGAACGCGTTTAATAACACTAGTACTATTGGTGATATTATTAACGAAGAAGAAATTGACGGCCGCGCTTTTTATGTTATTAGGTGCAACGGGCGAGTTCAAAAGCTCGCTAAAGAAGCACATACTATAGTGAATAAAGGAAAATGAAAACAAACTCAACTTTTAAAATGCCCCGAGATCTTAAGCGACTTGTTTGCCTGGAAAAGAACGCAGGTAAGAAGAGTGTCCTTAAGGATCTCTTTATTAATGCGACTATTAGCTTTGAAGAAGCAAAGAAGAAGACATTTAAAGCAAGAGAGGAAAGCAGTGAGTAATAATTTCGCTATTGATACTGATAAAGAAGTACTGCGTAATATCCTTAACACCCAAGAAGTAGTAATTAAGTTTATTAAGACTAATGGTGAAAGTAGGGAAATGAGATGCACGCTTAGCGAAGGTTTGGTACCTCAGTATGAGAAGAAAACCGATCGCGTTAAGAATGCTAATGCTGAAGTCCAGCCAGTCTTTGATCTAGACAAGCAGGCATGGAGATCCTTTAGGTGGGACAGCGTTACAGAATTTTCATTCAATAATTAATTTGATATAGGAATTTATCATGTATGGTCAAAAAGTAGGCTTTACCTGCTCGACTTTTGATTTGTTGCATGCCGGTCATATCGATATGTTAAGGCAAGCAAAGGATGTATGTGATTACTTGATTGTTGGTCTTCAAGTAGATCCTTCAGCAGATCGATCATGGAAAAATAAGCCAGTACAAACTCTAGTTGAGAGGTATATTCAACTCCAAGCAGTAAAGTACGTTGATGAAATTATCCCGTATGTTACTGAGAAGGATCTAGAAGATCTTCTTAGCTTCCTCCCTATTAATATTCGTATTGTAGGGGAAGAGTATAAGGATAAGGATCTTTCTGGCAGAGAAATGTGTCAAAAGCGCGACATAGAAATTTTCTACAACAAGCGCCAGCACAGGTTTAGTTCAACGGAACTAAGGTCGCGTGTTACTAACAGATATAATTTAAATACTCAACAGCCAAGCGATCCATTTTCAGTAAGTCACAGCTCTATGAGCTCTGATGTAATTGTAGGCGCTGCAGGAATAGATACTATTACAATCGGTAGTGGTGGCGGTGACATTGGCTCAATGTACGGCGCACAACCAGCAAGTCTAATAAACACAGATATGAGTTGCAGCTATAATTATGGATCATCATTGGGTAGCAATAACAGGAAGTAAGGGTTATATCGGCGCTATACTAGCCAAGCATTGCAAAATGCTTGGCTATAGTGTTTTAGGTGTAGACCATGAATATACAAATCTAGATCAACCCGCATATGTGGATCGAGTCCTCGACTGCTGCATATCTGATATTAAATTTGCAGAAGCCTGTAAAGAACTAAACATTTCTACTGTATTTCACTTAGCCGCATCAGCTGATGTTAAGCTAAGTCAAGAGATGCCCTTTTTGTTTTATTACAACAATGTTGGCAATACAGCACGAATGCTGCATAACCTTACTCAATCAGGGTGGATAGAAAGAAACGGTAAAATAGTTTTTTCTAGTACAGCTGCAGTTTATAAAGAGATCTCAAAACCGGTTCTAGAAAATAGTCCTAAAGGTTCGCCTAATGAATATGGCAAATCTAAGCTGATGTGTGAAAAACTTATACAAAAACTTTTTAGTTTTTATAAGATACCATCGGTTACCTTTAGGTATTTTAATGTTGCTGGTGCTAATAAAGATCTAGGCGATCGTATTGATACCTCTCATATTATACCGATTTTGTGTAAATCAGCTTATAGCGGCAAACCATTTAGCCTTTATGGTTCGGACTACGAGACTAAGGATGGTACAGCGGTACGAGATTATCTTGATGTTAATGATGTATGTCGCGCACATTTTACCGCTATTGAATACTTAAATAGCAACCCTGGTGCGCATATTTTTAATCTAGGCACAAAGCAAGGCACAACATTAAACGAGCTTATTACTAAGTTTGAAGATGTAGTTAAAATAGACCTTACATATGCGTTAGCCCCTAGGAGACCAGGGGATCCAGGGTTTCTAGTTGCTAATCCTGATAAGTTTATTAATGATACTGGCTTTCAATATCAAGGTAATATAGAATCTATTATTAGCTCCAGTTGGGAGTTTTATTGTTATAGGGAAGACAAAAATGGCTTTTGAGGAAAATGAAGTATCGAAGAATTCGCAGGGCGGTACTGAAATGATGAAACGAGGTCTTGCAGAAAGACTTCCACCGGGTGCTGCGGATGAATTTCAGGTTATTTGCTCCAGAGTAAGAGACCTAGAAGATGATAAGATTCGGATCTATTGGCTTCATGACTTGCCAGAAGATCCAGAGACTAATCACCTTAAGGATGAGATTAGCCGCGGCCGGTTTCACAAGCTAGTCTTCTGCGGTCAGTGGCAATACTATCGCTATCAGCACATGCTAGGCGTACCATACGACACGCACTCGACTATTATCGAAACGGCAATCGATCCTATTCCTTTCGTAGAGAAGAGTAAAGATGAGATTCGTCTTATCTACACATCTACACCTCAGCGTGGGCTAGGACTACTTGTACCAGTCTTTGAAAAGCTTGCAGAAGAATACGATAATATCGTGCTTGACGTATATTCTAGCTTTAAGATCTATGGCTGGGATGATGCAGACAAGCAGTTTGAACCTTTGTATGAACGCATGCGCGCCCATCCGAAGATTAACTATCATTCGTACGCCTCTAATGATGATGTGCGAGCTGCCCTACAAAAGGCACATATTTTTGCGTACCCTTCAATTTGGACTGAATGCAATAGCCGTTCGCTTATTGAAGCAATGTCGGCCGGTCTACTTTGCGTGCATCCTAACCGTGGCGGACTGATTGATACTTCTGGTGGGCTTAATTTCATGTATCAAGGTTCAGACGACGTTCAAGAGCATGCAGGTACTTTCTACTTCGCACTTAAGAACGCTATTGATATTGTAAATACTGAACAGATTCAAGACTATCTTAAGCTTACAAAGACGTATGCAGATAGCAGATTCAACTGGACTAAGATTACAAGTCAGTGGCAAGATCTAATGGCATCGCTTAAGGCACAGTACCCAACAGAAGAAAGCCGCAAGATTAAGAATGCCGGTCCTATGTTCGTTTATAATACTGTATGATTTTAGCTAAGACACCGTTAAGAGTAAGTTTTTTTGGAGGCGGCAGTGATATATCGTCTTTTTACGAAAGGACGCCTGGTGCATGCTTGTCAACAACGATTAACAAGTATATGTACATTACTGTTTGTAAGACTTCACTTGACGGTGTCAAAGCTATTTACAACTCAATAGAAGTTACTGAGGATGTTGAAGAATTAAAGCACGATAGAATTAAAAATGTGCTTAAGGCATTTAGTATTGCAAAGAATATAGAAATTGCATCTTTTTCTGAGATACCTACTAAAGGTACTGGATTAGGTTCATCATCTGCCTTTACTGTTGGGCTTATAGATGCAATTTACAGATACCAGGACTTACCTGCTCCTAGCAGATTTGATCTAGCTGAAGCTGCATGCGATATAGAAATTAACTGGTGTAGAGATCCAATAGGTAAACAAGACCAATATGCAGCTGCGTTCGGCGGTCTTAATCTTTTTACCTTTAATACTGATGGTGTTGTAGATGTTAGCCCCGTACCAGCTAGTAGTAGTACTATTACTAGACTTAAAAGCAATTTAATGTTATTCTATACTGGTATTACAAGAAGTGCTGCTAATATTCTGCAAGAACAATCTTTTAATGATAAAAATCACGAAGTAAGAGAACTAGTTAAGCTTGCTCACGACGCTTATAAATCTATAAGAACAGGTAAGTTAGATGATTTTGGTGATATGCTAGATTATTCGTGGAATATCAAACGATCGCTTGCAAGCGGTATCAGCAGCGGGCAGCTAGATGATTATTACAGCGATATTAAGAAAGCTGGTGCATTAGGCGGTAAAATACTAGGGGCTGGTGGTGGAGGTTACTTTTTATTCTATGTTCCGGATGACATAAGTAAAAAGAAGGTACTAGAAAAGGCCAAGAGAATAGGCCTTAAACATTTTAATTTTAATTTTGAGAATGATGGAAGTAGAGTAGTTTATGCAAATTGATGATAGGCTTCAAAGCTATGCTCAAGACCTAGCCAACGGTCTACGCAGTGTTGATCCTCTTGCTCTAGATAGAGCTGCAACATTACTAATTATTACCATGCTAGCAAAAGGTACTATTTTTGTTTGCGGCAATGGTGGTTCAGCTGCTATAAGCGATCATTTCCTTTGCGACCATAGCAAAGGTATCTATAACGATACTAAATTTTTTCCTAAGATAGTATCACTACCATCCAACATGTCTTTGCTTACCGCGATTGGTAATGATATATCTTATGATAGTGTTTTTAGCTATCAACTCGATATGTTTGCAGACCCTGGTGATGTTCTGGTAGTGATATCATCTAGCGGTAATTCACCAAATATATTAAACGCATTGCGCACGGCCAAAGCTAGTAATATGAAGACTATTGCACTAGTAGGCTTTGACGGTGGTGAAGCTAAAAATCTGGCAGATATAGTTCTTCATGTACCTGTTAATAACTACGGTATCGTTGAAGACGCACATCAAGCAATAATGCACGTAATAGCGCAGCATATTAGAATTACAAACAAAGATAAAGATACTATTAAACTGTAATGATTTTACTTGACCTTAACCAGGTGTGCATTGCTAATTTGATGGCACAGCTTGGTAATTATACAAATGTTAAAGTAGATGAAAATCTACTAAGGCATATGGTTCTCAATACAATTAGATCCTTAAAAAATAAGTTCACAGAAGAATATGGTGAGCTTGTAATCTGTTGTGATGATAAAAAAGTATGGAGAAAAGATGTATTTCCATACTACAAAGCTAATCGTAAGAAGACTAGAGATGAATCAGAACTAGACTGGTCATTTATCTTTAACACTTTATCTGCTATTAAGCAGGAACTCAAGGAATACTTTCCTTATAGAGTTATTCAAGTAAAAGGTGCTGAAGCAGATGACGTAATTGGTACTCTAGTACTAAAACACGGGCATATGCTAAATACTGGTGAGCCGATATTAATTCTCTCAGGTGATAAAGATTTTGTTCAACTTCAAGTATTTGGTAATGTTAGTCAATTTGATCCTATTAGAAAAAAACCAATTAAAAACAACGACCCAGTGAAGTTTACTAAAGAGCTTATTATTAAGGGCGATCGTGGTGATGGTATTCCTAATATTCTATCTCCAGACGATAGCCTAGTAAATAATATTAGACAGAAACCCGTGAGGCTTGAACGCTTTGAGGGTATGAATAATCCGCGTAAGGAACTTACCGGCGACCTCTTAAAAAATTGGATTCGTAACGAACAACTTATTGATCTCACATTTGTACCAGAACATATTCAAGCATGCGTGCATGACGAATATGATAAGGAAAGTAACAAGAATAAAGATAAGCTTTTGGATTTTCTTGTTAGTAAGAAGCTCAAACAACAAATAGAACATATCGGTGAATTTTAATGAAAAAATGTATTGCTGAGATTATTAAGTCGTGTTGTGATCTTAAGACTATAGAAGAAAAAGTAAGATTTCTTCAAAGCAATGATAATCCTATTTTAAGAACTATTCTTAAATGTGTTTTTGATCCTAAAATAATTTTTCTTCTTCCCGAAGGTTCTCCCCCTTACAAGCCTAGTGAATACCTAGATCTAGAAGGCAGACTATATTCTGAGACCAGAAAACTCTATTTGTTTGTTGAGGGTGGAAATCCTAATCTCAGCAAATTTAAACGAGAAATGCTTTTCATCCAACTTATCGAATCGCTAGATAAACGAGATGCAGAACTTTTAATCGCAGTAAAAGATAAAAAGTTGCCTTTTAAAGGCATTACAGAGAAGATAGTTAGAGCAGCATATCCAGACCTACTACCATTAGAGGAGAGCAATGAGCAAGTCGCAAAAAAAGCATAATAATTACGTTTACGAAGATAATGATAGACCTCATCATCAAGTTAAGAAATTTAAAAATGCTAAAGAAAAGAAAAATTATAAAAACCTAGAAAACATTCTTAAGTCAAAGAATATTGACAGACTGCTAACATTGGATGATACTTATTAAATGAAATGGCTATGGAGTAGTAAATTTATTGTTTGGTTTGAATCAAAATTAGTTACTCTTACTAATTACATTTGGCGCAAACGAAGAGAATACGAAAAGAGAAACAAGTAATGCCGTTTTATACTTTTCATGATTCTACTAATGATGAAATAGTAGAACATAAGCTTAGTATTTCTGAATACGATACGTTCGTCAAATTGAACCCCCATCTTATACGATATCATGATATATCTACTATACCAAGTATGGTTAGCGGTGTCGGTGGTATTAAAAATGATTCTGGCTGGAAAGATGTTCTCTCTAAAATCGGAGAGAAACATCCGGACAGTGAGCTCAATAGAAATGTTAATAAAAAGTCTATTAAGCAAGTTAAGACAGAACAGGTCATTAAAAAGCACCTTAATAAAAAATAATGTTCATACACAATCCCCTACCAGTTCAAGAACTTACTAGTGTAGAAAAAGATGGTAAAAGATTTTATCTAGTAGACGGGGAAGAATATCCTTCTGTAACTACTGTTCTTTCTTCTTATAAAAGCAAATCGATTGTAGAATGGAGAGAACGAGTAGGAGCTTCAACTGCAGAAAAGATAACAAGACAGGCTACGACTAGGGGAACAGCAGTTCATCAGCTATGTGAAGATTATGTAAATAACAAAGAGAACTATACTAGCAAAGCTATGCCTGCTAATGTTTCCTTGTTTAAACAAATCAAAGATTTTCTTGACGATAAACTGCAATCAGTATATAATCTAGAAATACCGTTGCATTCAAAGGTACTAAAAGCAGCCGGTAGATGCGACATGCTAGGCCGCATAGATGATAAGATCTGTATTGTTGACTATAAGACGTCTTCTAAGATTAAGAAGGAAGAGTGGATAGAAGGGTACTTTCTACAGACCACCGCCTACTCGATGATGGTCGAAGAGATGTACGATCTTAAGATCGATCGAATCGTAGTTGTTATTGCAGTAGAAGAAGAAAACGCCCCGCAGATTTTTATAAAGTCTCCGGATGAGTATAGATCTGAAACGATTAACTTATTTAAATTATATCATACAAATGGCACGCAAAAAGAAAGTAGAATTTAAGAAAGAAGCTCTCTATAGCAGCGTAGGTAATTCTGCACAAGAGATTTTTAATAAGATTGGTATTAATAATGCTATGTCAAAGACTGTTATGATTCAGACAGCTCGTGCATATATTGATAGTCAGAGCAATCCAGTCCGAGCATGTAACGCTATTCTTCTCAAGCTCGGTGTGCCGGTACAATTTAATGCCGAGATGCGTAAGAGCAGAGTATACGCATTGACCGCTTTAGATGAAGCAACGACTCAAGGAGTAAATTTTGATCCTAAGTCAGTATTGTCCATTGCCGAAAAACGTTTAGAAAAGTTGAATACTATTTTAGGCAAAGATATCAGTGTTCAAGAAGAAAAAGAAGTATCTACGTCTAAGTCATCTATTGCTAGAGAAATCTATGCAAGTATGATCGATAAAAAGACAGGCGATATTGTTCGAGAGATATCAGAAAGGTTAAATATTGAGAAGCAGTCGGCTTATGGATATTACTATAGTGCAAAACGAGCACTAACAGTTTAAGCAAACGGGCTTCAATGCCCGTTCTTCTTTTTAGTTCTAGGAGGTGCCATGGATTACAGAAGAGCATCAGAACTCGAAGAAATGATTCAAAATCAGATCTTCTACGGAATTCCAATCTCAGAAATATCATCAGATATGCTAGATGATATGGATAACGAAGATCTGAGAACGTTCTACATCATAGTTAACATGCTTCACTGGGAAGCCATAGATGATCTCACGAAAAAAGTTGCTTTTATTTCGTGACGAAATTAATATATACATGTCATTAATTAAAGGAGATATGACATGGCACACTTGATTGAGACTATGGCTTACGCTGGCGAAGTACCTTGGCATGGTTTGGGTAAGGAAGTACCTGCTGACCTGTCCCCTGAGCAAATGCTCAAGACTGCAGATCTAGACTGGACCGTTGATAAGGTTCCTACTTTTATTGATCTTAATGGTGTTAAGACTGCAACAGGCCGGCATGCGCTGGTTCGATCGTCCGATAACAGCATTCTCGACGTCGTTACAACCGACTGGAATCCTGTCCAGAACCAAGAAGCTTTTGAGTTCTTTGATGAGTTTGTTCATAGCGGTGATATGGAAATGCATACCGCCGGCTCGTTGAAGAACGGTCAAGTCGTTTGGGCTTTGGCTAAGATCAAGGACGGTTTTGAGCTGTTTGGTGGTGATGAAGTAAAGGGCTATTTGCTCTTTACTAACCCGCATAAGTTCGGTCAATCGATCGATATTCGTTTTACCCCTATCCGAGTTGTTTGTAATAATACCCTTACGCTGGCTCTAGACGCTAAGGCTGCCAACTCTTACAAGATGAATCATCGTCGTACGTTTGATGGTGATGTTGCTAAGGAGATGCTTGGTATTGCTAAGGATAAGCTACAGACCTATAAGGAGATGGCTGCTTTCCTTGGTAGCAAGCGTTATAACGATGATAAGGTAAAGGAATACTTTGCTACTATCTTCCCCGGCCTTACTAAGGAAGAAGGTAAGATGTCTCGTAATGCCGTTCAAGCGCTTGATGTTTTGGAAAAGCAGCCCGGTGCTAAGTTTGCCGAAGGTAGCTGGTGGCAGCCGTTTAACGCAGTTACGTTTATGACTGATCACCTGCTTGGTCGTAGTAACGAGACTCGTATTCAATCGGCCTGGTTTGGTCCTAACAAGTCCCTCAAGATTAAGGCTCTAGAGAAGGCTGTTGAGTTTGCAGAAGCTGCTTAATGTCTAATGAATACGAAAAGATCTTTAACCCACCGGTAGATCTTAACGTAGCTGGTTTGAATCGTAATTCACTCCCCTACCCTACCGAGGTGGGGAGTGCTTACTTTCCCCCAGTAAAAGTTGAAGATATTAAATCTTATTACTTAAGTCAATCTGTAAACCGGTATAATGAGAAAGTAGCTTTTTTACAAAAGCAAGCTGATATTATTAGAGAGGAATATGATAAGATAAGAGCAAGTATGGAGCTTGCCTTTCTTATTGATCAGGCCAGATATGCCTTTAAACCTGTTCCAGGTAATATTTACTTTCTACAGAAAGACTATGCTGGAAGATTAGTTTTGAATTTAGTTCATATTACATATAATGAGTTTATACATAAAGTTCAATATAGAGCAGATGGAGAATGGGTGGTAGCGGAGTAATGTTTATCGTTACCACTACTTAATGCTAATATACCAGTATTTTTTATTGACTGGGTATAAAATATTAAAGTAGGATATCCCTACTATTGTTATTAAGGAGACTAATATGTGGACTAAGCCAACTGCTCAAGACAAGCGTTTCGGGTTTGAAGTCACGATGTACATTGCATCGCGTTAATAAGTAGTATATAATATGCCCGGGGCCTCTGCGAAAGTACGCCTCGGCTATCATTAAAGGGCCTGAAGGCTCTTTTTTTATATAAATATGAGGTACTGCTAACTCTATAATATCATGCCTAGTAAAAATTCAAACCTCTCCCAACTGCTCTCTAACAATGCCAATGTATCTTTTAATGGTGCAATACTAGTATCTGGAACACCAGTTATTAATAGTAGCGGATATTTTGTCGGGCCTGGCGCTTCTAAGGGTGACAAGGGAACTTCAGGCACTAGTGGAACAAAAGGCCAAAAAGGGGATAAAGGTCAAAAGGGGAGTCAACTATCTAGCGCTGCTTATTATAGCAGCAATGATACAGTTGTCTTTACTAACAGCGATACTACTTCTTTTTATACCAGCGGACTAAAAGGCGATAAGGGAACTGCTGGTGCAAAGGGTGATACTGGTAGTAAAGGCGAGGTAGGAGACAAAGGCACAACCGGGGACACTGGTGACAAAGGCGATAAAGGTGATACCGGTAGCAAAGGCGATAAGGGTGAAATAGGAGATAAAGGTTCTAAGGGCGAACAAGTATACACAGTTACATATACAGACGCTAATAGTACTCTTGCTTTTGGTAGCAGTGATGGTTCTTTTTTTTATGCAAGCGGCATAAAGGGTCAGAAAGGAGACTTCCTTAAGGGAGATAAGGGAGATAAAGGCGATAACCCATTAGGTACCATAACTGGTATAGTAAAAGCAGTATCTGGTGTTGCAAGCGCTTCCATAGCAGGCACTGATTATGTCGCACCTAACACAGTATCAACTTTTACAGCTCTGCAAACATTTAGTGGTAATTCTAGTAGCCTTGCAGGGTTAATATATAATCTAGGCGAGGGAATTACTGTATCTGCTACCGCAGCTACCGGTACTATCAATTATGACGTAACCACGCAGAGTATAGTTTATTATACAACTAATGCATCTGCTAACTGGACCGTTAATTTTAGAGGGTCTCTTACTTCATCTCTTAATTCTATTATGTCTGTGGGGCAATCAATAACAGTAGCGTTTCTAGTTACACAGGGAGCTACACCTTACTACAACAACGTAGTTCAGGTAGACGGCACAACAGTTACCCCAAAATATCAAGGGGGCACTGCCTGGTCTGCAGGAAATGCTTCTAGTATCGATTCTTATTCATATACCATAGTAAAAACTGCTCCTACTACCTTTACTGTATTTGTTAGCCAAACTAGGTTTGCATAATGCCACCTTTAATAGGTACATTTGGATCAGGTTCAGCAAGAGGGTTAGGTTCTAGAACTGCACAGGCTTTTACTAGAGCATTTACTATCTCACCTGCCGTATCAGGTAAAACTATCTGGTCATTAGATGCAGATGGCCCACTAAACTTAGGTACCGGTGGTACATGGGTTATAACACCGACCTCCAATTTCGTCGCGAATACAAAAATATGGGGCGCCGGCGGAGGCGGTTGCGCTGGTGTCGGTGCTGGAGGTGGCGCCGCCGTCGGGGTAATTTCCTTTATTAAAAGTCAATCATACGATTTAATAGTAGGTACTGGGGGGGATGGATATCCTGGGGGTAGAGGAGCGTCGGCAGGTGGCGCCGGATCAGGAATACAAATTACTTCTGGTGCAGTACCAATTCTAGTAGCAGGCGGTGGAGGCGGCAGTTCTAACGCGCCAGGTACAGGTAGATTTGGAGGCCCAGGCGGTGGCACTACAGGCGCAGATCCAGAAAACGTCGGCGCCGGGGGATACCCAGGTACGCAGTCCGGTCCAGGGGCAGGAGGTAATGGTGGTAGACGCGTCGGCAATTCAGGATCTGGTCGAAATGGTGGGGGAGGAGCTACAGGCTCTGTAGCAGCTGCCGGTGGTGTTGGTTTCGGCAATGGAGGTGTTGGAACTTACAACGGAGGAGATCAAGGATCTGGTGGTGGAGGAGGTGGGTATTTTGGGGGCGGTGAAGGTGGCGGTGATGCAGGAGGATATGGTGGTGGCGGAGGATCGGGTTACTTTAATCCTTCCTATGTAACTAGCGCTACTTTATACCAAGGAAACCAGCAACTACCAGGGAATTCCAGTGATAGTATTAATAATGGTTCTGGCACTGGCGGCGCGGTCAACGGTAAAGGAACAGCAGGTAAAATTTATTTATTATGAATGCAAAATGCTCTTATATTTTTCCTACCCCTATTCTGCAAAGGGACTCGGAAGACCTATTAAACAAACAATTGATTACTAATGTTTTAGACTTAATACAAAAACATGGTAGTAATCCGTTTTATAGCCCATGTATCAGTACTATTAAAAATTTAAAAAATGTTCTTTTACTACCAGAACTTATCGAAATACAGTCATTTATAGTTGAGTGTATATCAACATACTGCGAATTTGCAAAGATAGAAAAAAACGGTCTATATATTAGTGATTCCTGGCTTAATCTCTATAATGAGCACGGCTACCAAGATCTACATACTCATGAGGATAGTGTTTTATCAGGAGTTTTTTATTTAGAAGCCAATAATAAAAGTGATTTAGTTTTTCAAGCACCCTGGCACTTTTTTCAACCAACTTATGCTAAATTTACTGAAACAGATTTAAATAATTGTCATAATTTAGAATATCAGTCAGTTGCCGGTAGATGTTATATTTTTCCTAGCCATTTAATGCATAGAACATTGCCTACAAAAGATAGAAGAATTAGTTTAAGTTTTAACGTTAGACATGATAGATAAAAATAAAAAGAAAATATCATGAGTAAAAATTACGACTTATCTAAATTAGTAACAAATAATGCTAGTGTAACGCTTATGTAAATAACTTTACCGTGGCTAATTCTAATAGCAGGAACTTAGTTGACTATTATTCTTACTACTACTATAATGTTCTTGTGGAGGAAAAATGATAGTATGTAGTTGTAGAGGAATATCTACAAAACAATATACAACAGAAGAAGCACTTAAAGAAAGAATCATGCAGAATGATTTTAAGTGCGGAATCTGTCAGACTAAATATATTATAGAAGAACAGCTAGATAATAGTGATCAAGCTGTAAACAATATTGCTGTATGAAGTAAAAGGAAAAGGGTTCTGGACGCGAGTTCGATTCTCGCCATCTCCACCATAAGCGTATTGCCTGGTATGAGTGCCTATAGGCTTAATCAGAGTCCAATAAGCAGTACGCTTATGATGGGGATGTCAAGGTTTCGACAGGGCAATGAGTACAGATATGGACAGCACGTCAGGCGATCGACGTAAATGAAGCAAAACTAGTAAACGCAAACGACAGCGATTACAACATGGCTCTTGCTGCCTAAACAGTAAGATACGGAGTTTAGAGGCTGTACTTGGCAACAGAAACAGCCTCATCTTTAAAGGAGAAAGATATGATTGATTCGTTTATTTGGGTTCTAGTAGGTGCTTTTATTGGATGGCACGTGCCGCAACCTTCATGGGCTGTTGCTATCAAGAACAAGGTTATGGAGATGATTAAGAAATGACCGTTCAGCTTTCAAAGAACTTTACGCTTACAGAATTCACTAAGAGTCAAGCCGGTGCACGTCTAGGGATTGATAATACCCCACAAGGCGAGCATCTCGAGAACCTAAAGAATTTAGTGACTAAGATTATTCAGCCTCTTCGAGAGCAGCTAGGTAAGCCTATCACTATTAACTCTGGATATCGTGGTCCTGAAGTTAACAAGGCTGTGGGTGGTGCGGCTACAAGTCAGCATTGTTTTGGAGAGGCTGCTGATATTGAATGTCCTGGTATGGCTAATGCTGACCTTGCACATTATATCCAAAAGCATTTTGATTTTGATCAGTTGATTCTAGAATTTTATAAGCCAGGCGTTCCGGATTCAGGTTGGGTGCATGTTAGTTTGAAACGTCAAGGCGCTCAACGCAAGCAATGTCTTACCGCCGTGTCTGAAAATGGCAAGACGGTTTATAAGCCAGGGTTTCTATCTTAATTGTTTAAGCTAAACAATATAGAGGTGCACAGAAACCCAACGTGCGCGCAGACAGTCAACTCCAAGCATTTTAGTTCGGAATCACTCAAGTATTTCGACAAAGATGGTTTTGAGCTTACCCCTCTAGAACAGCATTATTATAATGCATCCGGGTATCAGAACAAAATTGGATCTGGCTGTCTGTATAATACCTGTTGGCAAGAACCCTGGTTTACTCTAGAAGACAGTAATGATTTTATCATAGATCATTCAATGATTTTACATCGTTGCGACTTTACGGGCGATGCAGCTATTCAACTTTACGAATATAACAAGAAGCTACCTCAGCTTAATTATCTTATAAATTGTAAGAAGAAGTGGGGACTAGACTTCAGCCTTGATTATATTGATGTAGATTCGAACAAAATATATGAAATAATTCATATTGAGCAAGACTCTAACAACTACGAACAATTCTTAGAACTTAAAGACAAGTTTGAGAATTTTGTTCTCTCTACGGACTGGAATAAAGCGGCCAAAGTTCTCCTAAAGCAAAAAGAGAAGTGGCTTAATCTTAACGGAATGGCACAAAACGACTGGAAAGCAAAGTTCTTTGGCTATTCACAAGCTGAATCAATAATTAAAACGATCTAGCTTGATATTATTTCAGTAGTAACACATAATACAACTAAGGAGATAGAAATGGGTAATATCCAGTCTATTGCTAGGTTTAGTATTAGCATTTTGTTTATAAGCTTAGTTATTTTTACCAGTATACATTTTGCAAACCAGGCGTATGATAAGCAGTATAAGAAGTATGCTGAGTTTAACGAAAGTATCAATTATAGAACTGCGGTTGAAGCCGAACGGCAGTTAGAATGCTTAAGTAAGAATATTTACTTTGAAGCAGCAACCGAACCGTTCGAAGGAAAGGTTGCAGTAGCACAAGTTACTCTTAATAGGGTTAATAGTGGCAATTTTCCAGGCGATGTATGCAGAGTAGTTTATCAAAAGAATATTTTCTACGATAAGGTAATCTGTCAATTCTCTTGGTATTGTGAAAGAAAGTCATTTATTGCACCTATTCATTCAGAGCACTACAAAGAAAGCGAGCGTGTTGCACGTAAGGTTCTTCTAGAAGGGTTTAAGTTGGATAGCGTAAGGCATGCAATGTATTATCATGCTGATTACGTTCACCCTAAGTGGAAGAAAGAACAAGTAGCAAAGATTGGTCATCATATTTTTTATAGGTAAACAAAATGTTTAAGATTGAAATGTTTGATAAATTAGCACAAAATACTATTAAGTTCATCCAGCAATTTACGTCTGAGTCTTTTAATCTAGTAACCATTGTATTGCTGCATATTGCAACATTTCCCACTCTTATGGCTGCTATCACATCTATTACTGATAGAATGCCTACAGTAGAAATCTTTTTGTTCTTGTTTGCAGGACTATTCGTCATGCTACTGAAGTCCATTGCTGCCAAGGAAGTGTTTAGTGTTGTTATTAATTCCTTCGGCTTCTTTGTACAAGTAGTATTGCTTTGCTTGGTAGTGTTTAAATGATAGTTAATACAGAACACACCGCGATTAGATCACCTACCGAGTTTTTCTTAGCAGTTGATAAATTATCATCAGATAAGAGAATTAATTACTTGGATGCAGTAATATTGTATTGTGAAGAAAATAGCATTGAGATTGAAACTGCTGCAACTTTAATTAAAGGTAGTTCTAAGTTTAAAGCAAGAATTCAAGATGATGCAGAAGAGCTAAACTTTTTACCCAAATCGAGGAAGTTACCTATATGACACAACTACCATCTCACCTAGGCGGTCATGAGAATGAAACTCACATCGACCGTGGCGCCTTGCGCTATCTTATTGATAATCTCGAAATTAAGTCTGTAGTAGATATTGGATGCGGCCCGGGTGGCATGATTCAATGCTGCTTGAATGAAGGCATTGAGGATGTTATTGGTCTTGATGGAGACTTTACTATCGAACGTCCAGATCAGATTGCTCTTAGAACAGCTATTCATGATTTTACTACTGGCCCCTATCAGCTGGATAAGATCTATGATTTAGCCTGGTCCGTAGAGTTTGTAGAGCATGTAGAAGAAAAGTACATGCAAAACTTTATCGACGTTTTTAAGCAATGCAAATATGTTCTTATGACCCATGCTTTCCCAGGCCAACCAGGACACCATCACGTTAATTGCCAGCATGCAGAGTATTGGCTTAACGTTATGGAAAAGAATGGTTTTGAACCCAGACCGTTTACCTTGCAAAATGTACGAGCTGCATCTACAATGAAAGAACGTTATGTACGGCAACAGAGCTTATTCTTTAAGAATGGACGCATTTGAGGCTTATAAGGTATACATTGCTTTAAAGAGCCATTTCACTACCAAATATTATGACTATTTCAAATATAATGGAAGAACAAGAGCATCAAGATCAACGTTTGAAAAACGAGCCGACAAGTACTATTTCCACAAGCTATCTAAGCGCAAGGATATTGTTGACTTCCTCGTATCCAACTTTGTATACAACGGAGACGACTGGGTCGGAAACCTCGTACAAAACAACGAATCTGAAAAATGCTACAGAACACTTTTACGAACCAGAGAATCACTATCCTATATTTTCAGCGAAGATCTTGACAAGCTAAAAGAAGATTTTGATAGTAATTTTACAGTAGAAGATGGGCAGCATCCTTACTTACTTAAGCTATATTTACGTAAGGATATCTGTATTGAGACTTTAATTATTCTCGACGATCTAGTAGGTTGCTTTAAGAAGTGGAATAAGAAGATTGACGAGAATGTATTATGGCCTCAGCTGTACTTAAAGTGCCGCAAATATAAGCAGTTCTTTGAGTATGATAGAAGTAAACTAAAACAAGTAGTACTTAATAAATTTTCAAACTAATACATCGCGATACATCGCTTAGGAGAAATACATGACAGTAGATTTTAGTCAACTCAAGAAGTCCCGTCAGAATCAATTTGATAAGCTTACCAGTGAGCTAAACAAGCTCAGTGAAACTCAGCAAGGTGGTCGCTCTGACGATGACCGGTTCTGGAAGCCAGAGGTTGACAAGGCCGGTAACGGGTATGCAGTTATTCGCTTCTTGCCTGCACCAGTAAATGAAGACGTACCGTTTGTACGCATTTGGGATCATGGATTCCAAGGCCCTGGCGGCTGGTATATTGAGAAGTCGCTTACTACTCTAGGTAAGCCAGATCCTGTCTCCGAATATAATACACAACTATGGAATTCTGGAGTAGAAGCTAATAAGGATCTAGTACGCAAGCAAAAACGTCGCCTTAGCTTTATCTCGAACATCTACGTTGTTAAGGATCCTTCTCATCCTGAAAACGAAGGCAAGGTCTTCCTTTACAAGTATGGTAAGAAGATTTTCGATAAGCTTAACGAAGCCATGAATCCTCAGTTTGAAGATGAAAAGCCTATCAACCCGTTTGATCTATGGGAAGGCGCTAATTTCAAGCTTAAGATTCGTGATGTAGAAGGCTATCGCAATTATGATAAGTCAGAGTTTGAGTCAGCTAATCCACTTCTTGGTGATGACGCAGCGCTTGAGCGTGTCTGGAAGCAAGAGCATTCGTTGAACGCCTTCCTTGAAGCTTCTAACTTTAAGTCGTATGATGAACTTAAGGCTAAGCTTAACAAGGTGCTAGGTCTTGATGGTTCGGCTGCTAGTCGAGCCACTGCAGAGACTGCTTCTGCACCGTGGGATAATGTTGAAACTGTTCAAGCACCTGCTATTAAGAGCAAGGCTGAACCTGTGCTAGAAGATGATGACGATAGCATGGATTTCTTCAAGCGTCTAGCAGAAGAGGACTAATAGTAAGATGCGTGACGCGTACCGTACCCTAGAGAGCCCCTGTTTGCTATGGGCGAAGGTATAACGTCAGCATCTTTTGCACCACTCTTGCCGATTTTTTGAGTTGTATCTTTAGTATTGTTGTTAATGATTGGGGCCGCTGCTTTTGTACTAGCAGCGGCTTCATTCTGTTCAGACATAGAGGCAACATCTTCACCTCTGCCTCTGCTCTTTTCTAGAGCTGCTTTTTCTTTAGGAGTTTTAAATTTAGCCCAGTCAAAGCCACCAGACTCTGTGACGTCACTAACAGTGACCTGGTTGCTAGTAACCATAGCTCTCTGCTCCTGCTTACCAGAAGCAGTCATTTCATTTTTACCAGGAATCATAGCTACTTGTTCCTGCTCAGCGGAGTTAGCCGCCTCTTCTTCACCGGGAATCATAGCGATCGGTTCATTAAGTGGTGTAGATAGAATACTACCTTTTTTCTCTTGCTGCGGACCTGCACCCTGTCTTATCATAGAAACAATTTCGGGGCCTCGTCGACCTACTTGACCATACCATTTACTACTCTCTAAACTACTTGCAGCACCTTCTACGTTACCTGCTTCTAATTGTTTAGTAAAGTTAGGCCACTTTTTATACCAGGCAGGGCCCATATTAAACGTAAGGTCAATAAGCGCGCCTTTACCTGTTTCATTAAGCTTATCATATCCGGGTATCTTTTCTGCAGCTTTTTGATGGTGCTCGAAGTCTTTATCAAAAATATTATTGACTTCATCGATACTAAATTCTCTATTATATTCTGGCGGTAGAGTCTTACCATCACCTATTAAATGTCCAACACCTACTGTCCATAGGCCTAGAGAGTCTTTGTAAGGTCTAGTTCTAACCCCTTCATGCTTCTTAATCATATCTTTGACGGCTTTAAAGCCGCCACCGGTAGAGGATTTAAAGCCTATAGACGCACCAGGTGTTATGCCAGTGCCACTTCCTGCTACACTTTCTAAAGATGAACTAGTAGAAGGTCTTCCAGTTTGCATTGATGGCTGTGTACCACCCATACCAGACTCTTTAGACGACACAGGGGAAGCCTTCTCTACCGGAGTAGCCCCTGGTGCCTGTGTAGTAGCCCCTTCCATGGAACTAGAAGAAGAAGTGCTAGTTGAAGTCTCTTGCGACGGTTTAACTTCCTGTGTCTTTTCTCCTCCAGTAACTTCTTTTTCTACTCCTTTTTCATCTACTTCTTTTTCTTCAGTAACCTTCTCATCTTCTTCCTTTTCTTCCTTTTCTTCTTTATCAGATTCATCTTTTACTAGAGCTTGACCTAGCTTAACAGCACCGTAACCTACAGCGGCAGCCACTGCAAGCTTACCGCCTTTGCCCATTCTACCTACACTCTTTATAAGCTTAACGGTAGTAGTAACGGCATCTAAAACACTCTTAAGTAGTTTTGCTCCAAAAAAGGTAGCTAATCCTACACCAACTACTTTTAGAGCAGTAGATAATCCGCTAAAGCCATTATCCTTATCGCCCGTTACCTCTGTGATACCCTCAGTAAAACCTTTAAGAATAGCTTTAATTCTTTTCTTAGTATCTTCTGGTAGTAATGTATATAAAGCACCTGCTAATGCAGCAGCAACTACTGGATTAGTAAATAGCGACTTAAGTATACCAAAGAAGCCAGGGCCTTCTTCTTTTACTGCAACCTTCTCTTTTTTATCTACTGTAGCCGGCTTAGCTTCCATAGCAGCCTCTTCCTTATCATATGCACTTTTTGACTCATACGATAAAAGATTAAGGAGTGATGTATGCATGTCTTTTACAACATTGTTTAATACGGATAATGACGAATTAACTTCACTCAGGTTGTCATTTATTTTTTCAACGTCTAGCGCAGCTAGCTTGTTATCTTCGGGCTGAGTAGTACCTAAGGTACTTTTCTGAACAATTGATTTCTTTAAAAGAGCTGGAATTTCTTTCATTTAAAATCCTACGCTATCTGAAAAAACAGAAGGTGTTGAAAAGTTTTTAGGAGTTTCAGCAGGCATCATAGTTTTGTTAGTAGTATTATTCACAATAATAGGCGGTGACTGTCTATTATTTTGTTTTTTAGCAATAACGACCTGCTCTGAATTAATTTGAGTTTGCTGACCGGTGCGCGCCACTGGCTCCATTACAGCTGGAGCAGTACTAGAAGGCTCTGCTGTTTGTTCTGAAGTCTTGTTAGTAGCGCTTGTAGTAGGTGCAGAGGCTTGAGTACCGGCAGTAGCGGTTTGCTGCGAAGTACTAGCTTCAGGTTGCTCTGATACTGCTTTTTTACTAGCAGGAGGTTGAGAAGCAGATACTGGTGGTTTGCTTACCTCTTCTGTAGTAGAAGTTTGCTGCGAAGTACTAGCTTTTAGTTGTTCTGATGTATTTTTAATTGAGTTTATAGAGGGCGCAGAAGCTTGAGTGCTAGCAGCAGAAGTTTGTTGTTGTGTGTTTGTTTCAGGTTGCTCTGATACTGCTTTTTTACTAGCAGAAGGTTGAGAAGCAGATACTGGTGGTTTGCTTACCCCTTCTGCAGCATTGTCTTCCTTTTCTTCTTTAGGCTTACCTATAATGTCTTTTGCTTTATTAGCTAGCCAAGATGATATAATTTTCTTTTCTAAAAGAAAATCAATACCTTTAATAAGAACTCTTTTTACAGTGTTAAGATCGAAGAACCCTAATGTAACAGACTTAATAAAATTATCTGCAAAGAGCTTTCCTACTCTTTCTACACCACTCTCACCTTTCTCAGGATCTGTAGTAAAGTAGTCGACTAAAGTATTGATGCCAGCATCTACTGCCGCACCTAAAAGATAACCTATACCGGTAACTGCGAGGCCAGTCTTAATTGCTCTTACTACTTTAAGTACACTCTTAAGACCACCAAACACCATCTGCTTAAACTTCATAGCTAGTGTCTTAAAATTAGTAAGCTCTTTAACCTTATTAAAAGTTTTAGTACTGTATTCTTTTAATAAATTAACTTTATTTTTAATTACATTAATATTCTTTTTTAAGACTCTGGTAAGCTCTATCTTTTTGTTATACTTTATATTCTTCTTTTCTAATCTTCTCTTAAGCTTATCATTTCTATTTTTTAATTTTTCTTTTTGCTTCTTTAAGTTTTCTTTCTCACCATCTATTTCTGGAACAGCAGATTTTTTAAGATCTGTTTCTGGAGTAACTGGTTTATTTTGATTGGCTTGAGATAGAATGCCAGTTACCTCAGCCAATCTCTTTATACTCATAAAAGCATCATAAACACCCTTAAGTATCTTAAATCCAAAATATACTTTTAAGATATCAAATAAGTGTTTAGTAATAAACTTAAGAGTCTTTAATACAGGCTCAGGCAATCCTAAATTTTCTATAATACCATCAAAAAACCCAGTTACTATTGCTCTAATTTTATCATTAAAAAGCAGTGCAAATAGGGCTGTAAATTTAAGTATATCAAATCCTGCTTTCTTTAACTCAGGTTTAGAGAGGTTAGAAGCTTGAGGACCATTTACTTTTACAGCTGTTGCTTTTGTTGCCTGCTCACTCTTTTTAGAAAGCAAAAACTTATCTAAATCAGCTACTACTAACTGAGAACTGTCAACTAGCTCAGAGCTAACTGTCTTAGTCTTTTCAGAGGTATCAGTTAGTTTAGTAAGAGACGCTATAAATTTCTCTAAAGGAAATTTTCTAGTAAATCGACCAGTCTTAGTGCTTCTGAACGATGCAGAATTAAGATCTAGCTTCTCGTCTAGATTTGGCTTAAACGGTAAAGATGACATTTAAGTGTTTAATCTTTTCTTTTCTTTTTCTAAGTAATCTAATAACATATCTACATAAAGATCTCTCTCAAATGGTATCATTTCTTCTATTTCTGCTATCGACCATTTATGGTGCTGAGTCAAACTAAAATTAAGTACGTAATAATTAGTGATGCTACTATGACTCAGCCCAACGTAAAAAAATCATTTAATGAAGTAAGAGGTATTACCTTTTCCTTGCCTAAGCTATTCGTATATTTCACCTCATAGTAAAGCTTCGGCATAGTAGTAAGGAACTCTTGAATCTTCTCAAATGTCTTTAGATCTAGATCAGATACAAACTCTAATACTTCATCGAAGCTATAATCAGAGGTTTTATAGACACCGTTTTCGTCGTAGATGCTTTCTACACAGTTTGCTATTACATTAAATACAGCTTCTGATTGTTCAGCATCGTCCATAGACAAAAGGGAAGTATCGACTGTAGGATATCTTAATATCATACCAGTGGTGCTATTAATTTCTACTTTGTTAGTATGGCCTTCGGTAGTCTTAATTTCTACTTCATCAAGATCTACTTGCACCTTGTACTTCTTATTGTCTTCTAAATCGCGATATGTTAATTCAATAACAGTACCTATTGACTTGCCTCTCAACTTTAAAAAGAAATATTCTAAATCAAAAGAGGCAAAATTATCAATATCCACATTTTCTGTGACAATACAGTTATTAATAACTTGCTTAATAGAATTAACAATTTCAGCTGTATCTTTACCAGACTGAGCCATAAGAAGAAGCTTTTCTTCTTTTACTAAGAAAGGGCGGTATTTAATTACTTTGCTATTTGATGGTAAAGTCAATTCATAAATTGGTACTGATAACTTAGGTAAAGCCATAATAATCTCCTAGAATAAACCTCTAAGACCGCCTGTAGCTATCTTAGCATTGTTCACAACGTTAATAATATCTGCAACCCCGGTAGGCTTTCTTAATGAAGCAAGCGTCTGAACCGCGGTGCCAACCTGTATAAGTTTTTGTAAATTGGAAATACTTGCACCTTGATTTTGCAAAGCTGAATTAATATTAATTCTATCTAGAGTCCAGTTAAAGAAGGTAAATGTAACTGGTATTCTCATAAAGCTATCATTTTCAGCCCAGCTAAGTTGGATATCCCCTAAAAAGATAGGATATGCATCATGTAATCTACAAATGATAATTTCTTGGTCTACATCATTAATACAAGTTATAAAGACATCTACTGCATAGTCTTCCTTGTATTCTACTTCATATGCACCTAAACCATTATATCCGGACACTGTAGTATTGTTAGGTAAGGTATCATACTTTATAATACCGTTTAACCAGGTATAAAAATGGTTATATACTTTGCCAGTATTATCTCCTATAAAGGAAAACGACTGGTCAGTAAATATAGGAGCATATGGCTTCTTTTCTGTAGGCCCTACTCCATATCTTCTTATTTCAGATGTAGCAAGAGACACTCCAGGAAGTGAAGTTGACTCGCACAACAAAGCTACAGTAGAATCAGTAATGATAGGAGAGTTGCCTGATGACGCACCTCTCATCATCTTAGGTACAGGTATACTAACATAGAATAGATTAGTTCTTGCTACTCCACCTAATCTATTAATAAGTGACCTAAAAGTTTCTACATTTCTAAGACTGTTATTATTTTGTGGTCTTCCATTTACAAAAGTATTTAAAGACTGTCTTAGAGATGGAGGTAGAAAATCTTGCAAAGCATTAGCTGTGCCTATTACATCTCTACCTTTTGAAATAGATTTACCGATTAAATCTGAAATAGCCATTACCTGTTTTCTCTTATTGTTTGTTTGCTATCTTTGTATACTGTGTTTACCGATGCACCAACAAACTTCTGTAAAGGTAAGAAAACTGCAATATCCCACTCGGCTGGTTCAATATATACAAATCTGGTCTTAACTTGTTTATTTAGATAGTGCTTTATACAAGGTTTGAAGTATCTAAACTTTGAAGCACTAGATAGAATTTTGTAAGACATTCTGATTCTAGTGCTTTCATCCATTTTATCATTATTAACTAGTGGATACAAGTTATCTAATAGAACAGCTCTATATTGCAGAGGGAGATAATGGAAGTTAAGACCCAGAAAACCATCCGGGGTCTTTTCAAAAGGAAAGACTAGAGGATATATGTCATAGTATGGTAATGTATCTTTAGTTTTAGGATCATAGCCAAAAAGATAACATCTACCTGGTAAAACTTTAGTTCGATATCGATCTCTAGAGGAATTAATTACTCTTTGAGTATTTTGACTTCTTGTTCTAGACGCTGCATCTCTTAGCCAATTTCTAGCTGTTTCAGCCTTTTCGTCTAATTTGCCTCTAGTAGCAGCATCTTGCAGTATTTTATTAAAAACGCTTGTCATTTTATTCCTAGTTCGTCCTCTGTAAGAACTTTAAACTGCCATTTTCTATCTTCACAGTATTCCATTGCTGCTTTCCATTTTGCACTATTAATGCCGTATGTAACTACTTCTCTTACATACCTTCTGGTAGGCTTTGCTTGTACTTTGGGCTCTATAGATTGCTTTTTAGGTTTTATTTCTACTACCACTGTTTCCGTAACGCCTTGCTTATTCAATTGCTTTACTAAAAAATCAGGATAGTATTTGTGAATTTTACCATCAATAGGGGAACGATAGGGGATACTAAACTCTTCACTTGCCCACTGAAGCACGTTCTTGTGCTCATCTAAATATCTCATAAACTTAAGCTCCCATAGGCTTCTATAAATAATATTAGAAGGGTCGCCTAAGTACTTATTAGGATTCTTTGGTTTAAAATAACCTTTATAGCTCATCTATTTATGGCCTTCGACTACAATAATTTTTCTAATAAAACATCCATTGCCAGTCAATCTTCCGTTTCTTATAACGGAGATGGCGGCAAGACGACATACTTTGGCCCTTCTAGTACCGGAGCTTCAACCGGGCTTTCTAATGTATTTAATAATTTAGCTTCAAAGTTAGGGCTGTCTGGATTCTCCTCTTCAGGGTCTGTAAGTGGTGCTTTTAGTAGCTACGGCTCTGGTATAGTACCTCAACTTAAAGATAATCTAGGTGTGGCTTCTCCTATTAATTCCGACACACCAGAAAATTCTCCTAGCAAAACTAAATCGCCAGGAAGTCTACAATATCCTAAAGATGTAGGTAAATACTTTATTACCTTTACCTTTAAAGATCGCTTCCAATCATCACCTATTGCACCTAGAAGATTAGTGCCTAGTGTAACTATAACATTACCTATACCTGCTAATCTTCAAGAATCATTTAACATGTCGTACTCAGACAAGCAGCTAGGCATGCTAGGGGTACTAGAAGAAGCCGGTTTAATGAATCAAGAGACTCTTAATAAGCTGTTTAACGGTTCAGCAGATCAAGCAGGCGCGGCAGCAAAGGATATTGGTAAAAAAGTGGCCGGTATAGCTACTGCAAGTGGTGGTGCAACTGCAGGATTATATGCAGTAAGACAAGCTGCTAGTACCCTAGGTTTAGAATCTGCAGGTGCTGCAATAGATAGAGTTACAGGAACGGTATTAAACCCATATCAAGAATTGCAGTTCGAAGGTGTATCTTTAAGAGAACATTCGTTTAGTTATACTTTCTCTCCTAATTCAAGAGCAGAAGCTGATTCACTTAAGAAAATTATTCGTACATTTAAAGAGAGAATGCATCCAGAATTGAACGGTCTTCTTTTACAATTTCCAGACCAATGCAGTATAAAGCTATCATCTCCCTTTATCGATGAAGACTATTATTTTGTGCAGGACTGCTATTTAAAAGGCATGACAGTAAATTATGCGCCATCTGGTACTCCAGCATTTACTAAAAACGGTGAGCATCCAGCAGAAATATCAATTTCATTACAGTTTGGCGAAATCAAGCCATTGTCAAGAAATACCTTTACGAAACTAGGTAATAGAGGCGCACAAGGTATTATTAAAGCAGGTAATGATTTTATTAACAATGTCAATAAGCCGTCTAATAACTAATGAATAATCTTTTTGAAAAATTTCCAGTTATTAATTATGCCAACAACATAGGCATTAATCTTTTAACAAAGTTAAAATTTTCTGAGTCTTCTTTTAATAATTCGTCTTTATTTTATCCGTATACTATTAAAGAAGGTGAGAAGCCCGATCATGTAGCATTAAACTACTATGGTGATGCCAGATATGTCTGGGTTGTTTATATGTGTAATAAGACTGTAGATCCATATTATGAATGGCCTCTAGATTCTTCTACCTTCGAACAATACATTGTTAAAAAATATGGCAGCGTTGCCAACGCAATTAATAAAACAGCATTTTATAGAGTATCATATCAAGATGACGATAGAATGCTAGCGACATCACAATTCGAAGACGAAGGTTTGTATCCCTCTGCAGTTAAGAAGTACTGGAGACCTGAAGTAAACGAACAAGGCACAACTATGTTCTATGTTCGTAAAGAATTAAATTGGGCGGTAGAAACTAACAAAGTAATATCGATGGACACCGACAATACTATTAGTTTCAGTGTGGGCGAGATTATTAAACAATCAAACACACAAGGCATTTCAGCTACAGGTAGTATTAAAAATATTGTAAGCAACACAGTCTTTATAAACCATATAGAAGGTCAATTTTTTAACACTAATAATACTATTAGTGTTATTACCGGTCAAGAGTCCGGTGCTACGGCAAATGTGCAAAGTATAACTTACGTTGCTAATACTATCAGCAACCTAGAAGCAGTATACTGGGAGCCAGTTAGCTTCTATACCTATGAAGATGAGTTAAATTCTAGTAGAAAATTTATTAAGCTTATTGATAAAGCTTATATCGACAATATCGAAAAAGAAATATCTGATCTAGTATCATGACTCTTTCATTTAAAGAAAATGGTGATGTAAAGATCTATGATATTAAAATCACCAATAGCAATGGATCAGATACTAAGGATATAAGAGGCCAAGTAAAGCAAGTATCTATATACGAAGACTTGGAAGAGCCTACTTTATTTTGTGACATTTTAATTGACGATCAAATTGACCTAGTTACTAAGCTTCCTATTTTAGGGGAAGAGACTGTTAGTATATCTTTTAAGTCACCATTCAGAGATGATATAATAACTTATAAACTAAGAGTTTTTAACATAAGCAGCGAAGCGGTAATAGAAAGCAATCTAGGTAAAGTTTATAAGCTTCAATGTGTGTCGTCTGATCACTTCAATGGCACTACAAAAAACGTTCAACGATATTATGAAGATACTATTGACAATATAGTCAAAGATATTCTTACAAATATTATAAAGACAGATAAAAAGCTTTTTATTGAGCAGACCAAAGGTATTATTAAATGGACTATGCCCAGATGCAAAGCTTTCGAAGCTATAGATTTGTTAAGGCAAAGAGCAATCTCCGCTAGTGCTAAAACCGGTGGTGTATTTGTGTTCTATGAAGATCAGTTAGGTTATCATTTTGTATCGTTGGAGACCCTTTTAGAAAAGGGCAAATCTACTATAGGAAGCAGAGTATTTACTTATTCTCCTGCTACCAAGGAAGACCCTCAAAGAGAAGCACACAACTTTAGAAACTTAATAAACTTTGAGCATCTTAAAAAGACGGATACCGCAGGTAAGTTATCTGGCGGGGTGTTTAACAATATTACTAAGTCGTATGATATACTGACTAAAGGTTTTGAGGAAGTTAAATTCAAGCTTACAGAACAAGCTGGTAAGATAGAAACTGGTCAAAATAAAAAAACTACACTACCAAACAGCGCAAGTTTTATAAACGATCAGTCATCCAATGATGCATATAAGTTCTTTGCTCCTAAAGACTCCAGTAAAAATCCAGACTTTATTGCTGACTATCTAAGCTATAAACAGGCGTACGCAACGCTATTTAATCAGAATATTGTAAGAGGTTACGTGCACGGGGATAGTAATTTAAAAGCAGGGGATTTAATAGAATTAAAACTTCCCGATACCTCTGGTATAAAAACATCAGATAAAAAAGATAGTAACTATTCAGGCAACTATATTCTTACTAAATTAAGACATTTTATCTACCTGGATGATGGTAGATTTAAACATAGAGTTTCTTTTGATTGCAATAAGGTGGGTTGGTAATGACAACAGGATTATTAGGAAAAGAAGGTTTTACTTGGTTTATAGGTGTAGTCGAAGATAGAAACGATCCGCTTAAACTGGGTCGCGTTCGGGTTAGAATTTATAATGTTCACTCTGAAAATACATCACTTATAAAAACTACAGAATTGCCATGGGCAAATGTTCTTAATCCTATTAACAGTGCTAGTTTAAAAACTGTAGGTATATCGCCTACAGGCATTTTAGTAGGTACTACAGTAGTAGGATTCTTTATGGACGGTAATGACGGTAATAACCCTATTGTTATGGGAACGCTTGCAGGCATTCCAGGTAATAAGCAAGAGAATCACGATGTGCCTAAAGAGGCAAGAGAAATTAATTCTATTAATAAAGAGCTTACTGGTCCGGAACCAGCTTCTGCATACGGTGCTAAATATCCCTATAACAAAGTCATTAGAACTGAGAGAGGGCATGTTATCGAAATAGATGACACCCCGGATAAAGAGCGTATTCATGTGTATCATAAATCAGGCACGTACACAGAAGTTAATAGCGTAGGGCGACATGTATCTAAAGTAGTCGATAATGATTTTGATATTGTAGTCAAGAATCGAGAAGTATGGATTGGCGGTAATGTCAATGTACGAGTAAAAGGGAATGTTAACATTTTAGTAGACGGCACATACACCGTTGAATCTAAGGGTAACATGAAATTTAAAGCACCTAGAATAGATCTAAACCCATGATAAAAGGCAACTTTGTAATACTTAACGAGGGCAAGATTTTAAGCTTTCAAGATTATAACGATATTCCTTTAGTATTTGATAATCTTATCAGCTTTGAGCCAGCTACTCCAGAACCGCCTCATACAGATATTGAGCATGGTCAAATGGAGCAATTTCAAACACTGTTTGAAGATCTTTTAAAAAGAGAAAGATATGCCGGCGGCAACTAGAATAGGTGATGCTGATGTTCCTCATTGCTCTGGTATGACTAGAGCTCAAGGGTCCCCTGACGTATATGTCAACGGTATTAAGTGGAGCCGCCAAGGTGACAATAATACCGTTCATAAAAAGCCAGGTGGTAGCTCATGCGGCTCTCATGCTGCACCTATTACTACCGGATCAAAATCAGTATTTGTAAACGGAAAGGGAGCAGGCCGAGTAGGTGACGCTATTACTAGTTGCACCAAAGTAGCAGCTGGTTCGCCTAACGTGTTTGCAGGTGGTTAAATGGCAGTAGTTAAGCGTTCTACTCTCAAAGAAACCCAAAAGCAGAATATTTACTATTCTGACTTACAAACTAATCTTGCTATTCATCCTAATAAGAAGGATCTTACTAGAACCTTTAATGATGATGCGGTAAAGAGAAGTATACGAAATATATTGCTTACCAATAGAGGCGAGAAGCTAATGAACCCTCAATTTGGTAGCGACATAAGATCGTTATTATTTGAAAACATGACCCCTGTTACGGAAAGTTTACTTAAGGATTATGTTGCAAATGCTATTAGTAACTACGAGCCAAGAGCAAATGTTATTGCTATTAATGTTACTGCACTTTATGACTACGATGCTTATGCCATAACTGTTGTTTTTAGTGTAATAAATAAAAAGGAACCAATTACACTAGAGCTGCTTATTAACAGGATCCGTTAATGTCAAATACAAGTATTAATCTAGTAGGTCTAGATTTTGAGACTATCAAAGGTAATTTAATAGATTATCTTAAAAGATCAGATTCGCCCTTTAAAGATGTTAATTTTGAAGGCTCGAATATCTCTCAGCTCTTAGATGTGCTTTCATACAACACATATTTAAATTCCTACTATCTTAACATGGTAGGCAGTGAGATGTTTTTGGATTCAGCTCAGCTTAGAGAGAGCATCGTATCACATGCTAAAGAGCTAAATTACGTTCCTCGATCATTTACATCATCCTCAGCACACGTATCATTTAACATATACCCGTCTACGCCGCTTAATTCTATCTTAGTACCTAAGGGCACAACATTTACTACTAAACTAGGTAGTAACAGCTATACCTTTAGTACTGGAGAGAATCTAATCTTCAATTCTAGTTCTAACGGCGTTATTGTTATAGATGATTTAGAAATTTTTGAGGGTAATTACCTTACAGACACTTTTGTATTTGATTCCACTAATACAGCTCAACGTTTTGTGCTATCTAATCCTACTGTTGATACTAGAAGTATTAGTGTATTAGTTCTAGAAAATAGCGGCGCTAACACCTACACCTATAACAGAGCAACGTCATTCTTAGGGGTAAATGCTAATACTAAATGTTACTTCCTACAAGCAGCCGAAAATTATCAATATGAAATACTTTTCGGGGACAATGTCATAGGAAGAAAGCCACTTAACGGGGCAACAGTTCTAGTTGAATATCGAGTATGTAATGGTGAATTGCCGAACGGATCATCAGCGTTTTTCTTAGACGGACCAATTCAGTCTCAGACTAATGTAAGTCCTATTGCTGTTATATCAGCTGCATCAGGTGGTAGCGTAAATGAATCTGATGATTCTATTAAGTATAATGCCCCACGTGCATACCAAAATCAAGAACGCGCAGTAACTACTAGTGACTACGAGAATCTTCTACTACAAAACTTCCCAGAAATACAAGCTATTTCAGCTTATGGCGGAGATACAGTTTCACCACCTCAATATGGTAAGGTCTTTATTTCTGTGGATGTGGTAGGCTCAGAAGGTACTCCAGAATTAACCAAAAGAAAATTCTACAACTTTATAAAGTCTAGATCACCTCTTTCGATTGACCCGGTTATAGTTGAGCCTGAATTTTTGTATGTAGAAGTTGCTTCCAACGTACAATACAATATTAATATTACATCTTTAAAAGATAACGATATAAAGTCCTTGGTTGCCTTAAGCATTAGTAATTTTAATCAAACCTATTTACAGAACTTTAAGAGCACTTTAAGATTTAGTAAATTTTTAAAGGTTATTGATGATACACATCCAAGCATTTTAAGTAATGAGACTACAGTTGTTCCATTCAAGTCTTTACAGCCTATACGTGGAGCTGAATATACAACAACTATATCTTTTGGATACGCAATTACTAATAATATAATACAGGACATACCAGGAACCACCACACGCCCATTCAATGCAGTGCATAATATTAGATCTAGCGTCTTTAGAAAAAATAATGCAGATTATTTCTTAGAAGATGACGGGCAAGGTAATTTGTATACTATTACCCTACAAGGTAGCGATCATAAAAAGATTGCTAAGATAGGTACTGTTAATTATACTAGCGGCACTGTAAATATTTCTAATCTTATAATTGATGATTATACAGGGTCGGAAATTAAACTATACGCAACACCCGTACATAAAGATATTAATTCAGACAAAAATGTTATACTTCTAATCAGAGATGAAGATGTAACTGTAACCGTTAGCCCGGTAAGAATCTAATGTATAATGTAGAACAAAGTATTTCTAATTTTGTAGAAAGCCAGTTTCCTGACTTTTATAAAGAAGAAGGGCCACTATTCGTTTTATTTGCTAAAGAATATTATAAGTGGCTAGAACAAAATTATGTTTATATTAGATTATCTAATCCAGAGAATTTTAATGTAGGAAATAATGTTTATCAATCGCCTGCATCCGGTGTTATAGAGAGTATAGATTCTAGTAATATACTAGTAAGAGTAACAAGCGACGGGTTTAGATGTACAAGTCAGTGTCTCAATAGCATTGAGCTTATTACTAGCGACGCGGGGGGTAGCTCCTATATCAGAGAAATAACTAGTACGAATCCTATCTACAATGCAAGAAAATTGTTTTCTTATAGAGATGTTGATTCAACCACGGAACGTTTTTTAGTTTACTTTAAAGAAAAGTACCTAAAGGGTATTCAATTTGATACTTATACAGCTAAAAAGACTTTAATAAAAGCTGCCCAGGATCTGTATAGCTCAAAAGGCACGGAAAGATCTATAGATCTGCTATTTAAACTAGTGTTTGGAGTAGGAGCTACTACTTATTATCCAGGTGATGATATACTTAAGCCCTCGTCTGGTAGATGGGTAATTCCAAACTATTTGGAGATAACTGAATCCCCTAGAACTATTAGTTTTATTGGTAGAGAAATTATAGGGTCGGTTTCAGGGGCCAGAGGATATTGTGAATATATCGTTAAGAGAAATATTAAAGGCAAGATAATTGACGTTCTTTATTTAAGTAACGTAAGGGGTACATTTGTAGCCGGTGATTCAATAATTGAATACGCAAATCAAATTCTTAAAGATGCGCCTGTAGTAGTAGGCTCACTTACAACGGTTGATATTACAACAGGCGGTGCAGGGTTTGCAGTGGGTGAACAGGTAGAGATTGTATCGAGCAAAGGCGTTGAAGGAAAGGCTATTGTAACTGGTATAGAAACTCAAACCGGTTTAGTAAAATTCACTCTTGTAAATGGAGGTTGGGGATACAGTAATAATTCCCTTATCGTAGCCCGCAAGATGCTAAAAGTTCTTAACAGAACTAATTCAAATACAAGCATAACAGATTTTCAAAGATTTGAAAAAGTAAAGCAGGATCTATGGGATATCACGTTAAATAATTTAACAGGTAATAGTACAACATTATCGGTAAGTGACGTGCTAGGAGGTATAGCTATAAATCAAGCTAACTCCACAGCATTAATATGCGATATATTAACTGTACCTGCTAATAATATTGGTACTTTCTTAGTAAGTAAAGTATCAGGCAATATTAACGCCAATAGCTTTATAAGATTAGCCAACGTTTCTTTTATAACTGCTATAAGTAACACTTCGTCTACTGCTGAATTTACGATAGGCGATGTTATGCAGCAATCTAATGGCAGCGCAAATGTTACTACTGGTGTAATAAGTCAAATAACTAGTACTAAAACTCTTACAGTCAATACTTCTTCTATTACCGGCAACGGTATTCATGTCGGGTGGTATGCTAAGCAAGCCACCACAAACGCTGCAGGTCTAGTAATGGCCTTGCCGTGGAGCTCTTTAGGCAGTTACAACACGGTTCCAAAAGTGGTATTGTCAGATACAACTGGCACATTTAATACTACCAATATAATCTCATTGTATAGTGATGCTGCATACACCAATTTGCAATCCGAGTTTTATACTACGGGCATAGCAAACACAAACACATATAAACTAATATCAGTTAATGGTGCACGGTTTTACCCTGGAAATACCATTTATGGAACAGTATCTCCCGAAATAAGCACTATCTTGGTTGCATCTGACGCCGGTGGTATTCTTTCTAGCTACACCGATGTGTCAGCAACTGCTAATGTTATTTCAGTAGGCTCTGAATATATTGGTTTAATTAATGTAGTTAATGCTTTTGATGATACACCCAATAATAGAATAGTGGGGCTTACTTCTAACACATACGGCGAAATAACTCTTCTTTCAACAGGACAGGGTGCAAATGCGAGTATAGGTTCACTAGTTGATACTGAAACAGTTAGAATATGTTTAGATTTTCTAGCCGCTAATAATGACGGCAGTGTATCTGATTCTATAGAGTTCCCTAGCATGACATTAAATGGGGTAAATTCAACCTATGGTTATATCAGCTCATTAACTATAGACAATCCAGGCTCAGGTTACGATAATACTAATATAGTTGTGTTCAGCGGTGGAAATTCAGGTATAGGTTCTTTTAGTGCCGCTAATGCTACTATTAATACTGATAGTACAGGCAGGATAATAAAATTAAATCTTTCTGCTAACGTTGGTAGTAAATATGTTACCACACCTACTGTTTCTGTAGTTAATAGTACTGGTGGCTCAACCGGTGTTGGAACTAACGCGTCTATTATCCCAGCATTTCCTCTAGGCTTCTTTAAACTTCCTGCAGGGGATATGAATGTACCTCTGCTACAACTATTAAGATTCAACAACCGAATTGTAGGGGAAATTGCATCACTTTCAAATATCAATCCAGGTGAAAATTACAATGTTGCACCTTCTGTTATTGGTTATGAATATGGAATTGCTGAACTAGATTCTAAGGATTACATCATAGCAATTAGCAACTTGAACGGTCCTCCTTTTGTAGTTAATGAAACAATCACACAAACATCGCAAGTACCGTCGACTATACTATCTTGCAATGCACTATCCGGAAATACTACACTAGAAGTTAATCATATACTTACACAAAGTAATGGCGCTGCTATTATTGCATCAGGTGAAGTTTATAGTTACTCTACTAATGCCATTTCTAATTCAGTAACTATTACTGTAGTTAACTTAGACGGCACATTTAATACAAGCTATAATATTGCTGACACTCAAACAGGAGGAGTCTTTCAATTAAATACTAAGACAACCTCTACTTTAGGACAGATAGCAAAAGGAAAAATAAAAACTTCCAACTCTACTGTCATAACTGTAAGCCGTAGATCCTTGTTTAATAATTTTGTTCCTAGTGCTTCTAACAATCTGATAGGACAGGTTACTTTATCTAACTGTTCCATTGTAAGTGTAACTCCAGACACACTTTCAACTGCAGCAGGAGATAATGCAGTTGTTACATCAAACGTTGTGTATCAAGCAGGCTCATTGACTAGTATACAAGTGATAGACTCAGGTTTTGGGTATGAGCAGGATGAAGGAGTTTCTATGACTTCTGCCGCTGGGGAAACTGCTACCGGTAAGAGCAATGTCACTAGATACGGTATAGGTTCCGGATATTATGCATCTAAGGATGGGTTTCTAAGTGATGTTAAAAAGATTCATGACGGGGAATACTATCAAGAGTATTCTTATGAAGTACAGAGCCCTATCCCGCTAGATAAGTATACTAACATCCTTAGAGAAATTCTGCATGTTGCGGGTACTAAGCTTTTTGGTAAAGTAAAACTTAGCAGCACAGTTAACAATAATATTATATCAACTTCTAGCATAACCATATTATAATGTCAAGATTAGTAACTAGTTATTTTAAAAATCATATCGCAGCTCAGATATCAGAATCTTTTATCGAGCCTGCTAATAACGTATATTATATGTTGGCTTCTAGACATATGCCTTACCCTCAAGGCGATGATAATATATTAAATGCGAACAATAGCACTAAAGCTGTCTTCATAGAGCCTTACGAGCAAGGAATATTTGCTAAAAAAATTCAAGCTACAGATACCGCGCGCATGGCTCATAGATACGACTGGGTATCTAATACAATATATGATAGCTATGATAGTGATGCTGACTTAACCAACAAACAATTCTATGTAAGCACTACCGATGGTTCGACTTATTTTATATACAAATGCTTAGATAATAATGGTAACACAGCATCAACATATAGCCCAGCAGACACAGTAGAAAGTGCTTGTAGCTTTTCTACTAGTGACGGGTATGTTTGGAAGCTTATGTATAAAATGGCAAACAATGATTTTCTAAAGTTCGCTTCTGACGATTATATGCCAGTAGTTACTAGTGCCAACGTTGCAGGAAATACTGTACCAGGGGCTATCGACGTTATTAGAGTTACTAATGCCGGGTCAGACTATATCTCTACATTTACCGGAACGTTTAACATTGATGATTTAAGAGATTCAATTCCTACGATTATAGGGAGCAGTACTACCTATAGACTTGCAAATACCGCATCTGCTAATGCTAACTTCTACATTAACAGTGCAATGTATATTACTGGTGGCGCAGGTATGGGCGGTCTAAGAAAAATAACTGAATATGACCATGTTAATAAAGTAGTAGTGGTAGAAACACCTTTCAGCACTCAACCTTCTGCAGGATCCACGTATTTAATTGCTCCTAATGTTGTTGTTGCTGGAGACGGTACGGCAAATGTTACAGGGTATGCTACAGTTTCTTCTAACGCTACTGTAAATAACTTTATTAGCAAGATTAATATAGTAGAAAGAGGTGCCGGGTTTACATATGGCACAGCTGAGGTTCAAGGCAATACTGGCGGCGTATCTAATAGCGCCGTATTAAAGGTTATTATACCACCACAAGGCGGTCATGGGGCAGATGCAGAGAATGAACTTGGTGCAACTAGTTTTGGTATAGGAATTGAGTTTACCGGGGATGAAAACGGTTATGTCACAACTCAAAATGATTATAGATCCATCTACATTCTTAAAGACCCATTGCTTAATAATGTAACACTAGAACTTGCTAATAATGTAGGAACGTTCCTAGGCACAGAAGAAATTGTACAAGTAAGCTATAAGACCCTTGCTGGTATTGCCGTGGTAGATACGACTAATAGCACTATCACAGGTATTTCTACAGAATTTAATAGCGCGTTAAAGATAGGAGATGAGGTTATCATATACGATACAGTTAACAATACAAGATGTTTGAGAACTGTAGAGTCTATTGCTAATTCTACTTCCGTTACTTTAAGTAGCGCCCCTACATTTAACTCTACTATTGCAAGCGTACAATTCATAGAGCGTATTAGTACAGGTACTAGAGCAGGCGGCTCATTACCCTACCTAAATATGAATAGTGTTGAGCCAAAATTTCAGATCGGTAAGAATGTAATAGGAGTAGTATCAGGAGCATGGGGTAATGTTTCAGCAATAACTATTAACGATGTGGAATATAATAATTTTAATACACTAGATAATAGAACTCGCGTACCTTACGATAGTATAGTTGGAACATTAAACGAAGATGCAGAAGTTTATCAAGTTGATCTCTCAGTTGCTAACGCCTACATTCACTCTACTAACAATACTTACCTATTCCTGACTAGTGAAAGAGGGGTTATAAATCCTGATTTGATAGATACGATCAAGGTAGTAGATAGTAATACAACAATTATACCAGGAACAGGCACTAGATACTCACCAGATATTGTTAAAGGTAGCGGCAATATATTATACGTTGAGAACCTAGACCCTATTGCAAGAGACGACGAACAGTCCGAAGCAGTCAGAGTTATATTGAATTTTTAAGAGGGAAGTATGTCTATAGAGACTAATTTAAACGTTGCTCCTTATTTTGATGACTATACTGAAAACAGTAACTACTACAAGATATTGTTTAGACCAGGTGTGTCAGTCCAGGCTCGCGAGCTTACTCAAATTCAGGACATACTACAAACCCAAGTAGAAAGATTCGGTAATCACGTTTTTAAAAGTGGCACCATAGTAAGTGGGGTTAACTTTCAGTTTTATCCGGCTTATAGTTATGTAAAGCTTCTGGATAATCAAGCAGATGGACAGCCTGCTATACCTACAGAATATGTAAACTACTATGCTAAGAACGCAGCGAACGTTCAAGCAAAAATTATTAATGCTAAACAAGGCTTGCAATCTACAGACCCAGATACAAATTATTTGTATTTAAACTATATTAATTCAGGTGACTCTGCGTTAGAGACTAGTTTTGCTAATAGCGACGTGCTCACAATTTTTAGCAAGAATTATGAAATATTTGACTTTAATGTCGTAAATGGTGGTACCTCATTCTCAAACTCTGATACAGTTCAGATTACTAGTGCTTTATTAGTAAGCAATAGTTCTATTGACCCAAATGCCGGCATATCTCAGGTAAATGGCACAACTGTAGCTAATGTATATGTTTATGAAGCTAATAATAATTTTAGTATTACTCTTAATAATGTAACTTACACTAGCAATGACGGATACACTATTCTTAAAATTAAACCCCATACAAACGATCTAGCTAATAGCTCGGTTGGTGCAGAAAAGTGGACAATTACAAATGAAGGTTTCGTAGTACAGGGATCAAATAGCGCATATGTTGTCAGCCTAGTAGGTACAGGTGCGTCTGCAGTACTTACTACTGACTCATCGGGAGTTATTACAGATGTGTCTCTAACAAACCCTGGAACTAACTATATTGAAGCTCCTTATGTAACAGTAAGAAGTAGCACTGGTACCTTTAACAATCTAGAAATTACACCTCAGATGTTTAAGGCACAAGTGCTTGTTGCTGACTCGTCATACTCTGGTGGCAATTCCACTCCAGTTGGTAACGCATATGCATTTGGGGTTACAGAGGGTATAATTTATCAGAAGGGCTTCTTCTTAGGGGTCAATTCACAGATCACGGTAGTTAACTCATATTCTACCAATGTTAATAGCGTGTCTGTTGGGTTTATTACTCAAGAGGCTATAGTTAATACAAATGTGGATTCCACCCTATTAGACAATGCCACAGGCACTCCAAACTTTGCCGCGCCTGGTGCAAATAGATTAAAGTTTATTCCTACTCTATCTGTAGTTGCTACTGCCAATGCTGAATCAAATAATACATTCTTTCCGCTAGTAGAATTTAGAGAAGGACAGCCTTACAAGCAATACAAGAATACTCTCTATAATATTCTATCAAAAGAATTTGAAAGAAGAACAACAGAAACTAGCGGTAACTTTGTAGTTGATCCTTTTATTGTTTCTACAAAAGATCAAACAACATGGAGCAACTCTTACTTTAATGCAGTATCAGATCCAGGTATTCTTTATATCGATGGTGTAAGAGTAGACACTCAACGCAATACGTTTGTGCCAGTTAGACGCTCAAATGACACTTATATATTAGAAGATCAGATTACCAGTATCAATTATGGTAGCTATGTTCTTGTAAAAGAGCTAGCAGGGTTTGTAGACACCGACGCGGCACCAGAGGTTTCTATCTATGGCGTACCATATCAGTATTATACAAAAAACAAGAGTAGTATATCATTTACTGATACTGTAATAGGTACGGCTAAGGTTAGATCGATTGTCTATGATTCAGGTACTCCTGGCACCTCATCTGCAAACTATAGAATGTACCTATTTGATGTGTCCATGAGACAAGGGTACAGTTTTAGTCAAGCTAGATCAATTTATTATAATGGGGTTAGTTACGATGGTGTAGCAGATCTAGTCTTAGAGAGAAATAACCTAAACAAAGAAATAGCAGTTCTTAAGGATCCAAAGAATAGTTCGTTACTGTTTGATCTATCTGTAGAGGGTGTTAAGTCAGTTAATTCGGTCACATATGGATATAGATCTGCAGTTTCGTCTGCTAATATTAGTTCTAACGGCGTTGCATCTCTCACCATAAGCGACCAATTTATCTACGGTAATAATGCAACTCTTAGCGCGAATCAACGCAAGGAAGTAATCCTTGTACCTCTTGCCAATGCAATTTCTACTAATACTGCAACAGTAGAGTTGACTAGAAACAATAAGTTTGTAATTGGTGATTTATTAGACACATACTTTAAACCAGGTGACAGTGTTTATCTAGAAAATTCGGCTAATGATAGTATATACTTGTACAGCTCGGTTGCATCAGTTTCTAATAATACCTACATGGTACTTAATGATGCATGGCCGTTTGATTCCAATACATCTATTAATGTAAGTAGATATTTGCCCGGCAACGTCCCAGTTCCTCTAGACGATACGCGTGTAAGTGTTAACACAAACAGCACAGGTACTACTCTCTACGTTAATCTTAATGGGGTATCTCCTAACACATTCAGTCTCTCTTCCTCTGTACCAGCGGCTATCACATATAATGCTATCAAGACAAACTTTCAAAAGCTAGCCAAGCTAGTAAGTAGAAATAACTATGTTAAGATTTGCTTGGCAAATAACGTTGCAACAACTAAGGGGCCATGGTGTTTAGGTATACCGGACGCTTTTAGATTAAACAGAGTCTTTATTGCAAATTCAAGCACCGTTAATACTAACAGTACAGTAATTACAGATAACTTCTATATTGATAATGGTCAAACATCTGACTACTACGGTCACGCCCATCTAGCTAAGAGAAACTCTATAGCTCGAAATCTTAGCGAAGATCAATGGCTGCTAGTAGAGTTTGATGCATTCTATCTAGGGACTCCATCAGCTGCTGGCTTCTTTAGCGTGTTAAGCTATCCATTAAACTCTAACAATAGCACACGCACCGCAATGGGTAATACATCTATTAACATAGTTGAAATTCCTGAGTTTAAATTGCCTAGCGGTAAAGTCTTAGGTCTAGAAAATGCTTTGGACTTCAGACCTAGAATACAATCCCAAGCAACCTACACCTCTAATCCTAACGCGGCATCTGTTAATCCAGCGAATACTAGAACCTTCTATACGTCGGATAAATTATTCCCTATTCCAGATAGCAATGCAATTTTTAACTACGAAGCGTATCTGAAGAGAAAAGATAGAGTAGTAGTTTCTAAAGCTGGTAATATTAAGGTAGTAGAAGGTACTCCTGCCTATGTGCCTGTGCCTACTGAAGCACCTGCAGATAGCATTACAATTTCTATACTTGAAATACCTTCATACCCATCTTTACCAAAGGTGCCTGATAGTAACGTAGTAGACTTGTTTACTAAGCGTACTGGTACAGCTTCAGGGCTTTATTCGCGCCATGTAAACTACACTGTAAAAGATGTTTATGATGCTACTGAAGCTTCCAAGACACCTAAGAGATATACTATGGGTGAAATTGGTAATCTTGAAAGCAGAATTAAAAACCTTGAATACTATACCTCTCTTAATTTACTAGACAAAAAAACAAAAGATATTAATATTCCTAGTTCTATTAACCCTTCACTTGATAGAACTAAGTATGGATATTTTGTTGACAACTTTAATGACTACTTAAGTTCAGATATCAACAATAAGGAAATGACCGCTTATATAGATCAGGAAGCAGGTCGACTAATTCCACAAATTAAGAGCTTTAACCTGCAGGCCAGATTTAATTATGATGATAGCACTACGCTTAACAGCTTAAGATATAGTGGCAACGTTGTTAGTGAACCAGCACCTGGCAAGTGGTCAGAGCATGTGTTAATGTTACCGTCTAACGGGGAAATTAATATTATTTCTCAAAACAGATTTACCTCTGCTGTTAATGGTACAGGCGGAGATACAAAGTTTGTTGGAGATATGATTACCGAGCCAGGCAATCTAAGAGTTGCTTTTAAGGTAGCTGTTAAACAGGTTGACACAACATTAATTCAAGAAAGCCCTGCAATAGATGTTACTCCTGATGACATTGTTAGTAATACTAATCCTAGATATGTGCTTTCAGCATCTAAGAGAGAAGTAACGGAAGGTAGCAACGTGTCTATTAGCTTTATAACAGTTAATGTTGCTAATGGAACTAGTTTTGATTATGCAATAACAGGTGCTAATGTTACCTCTGGAGATATTAGTGTACCTCTCACTGGCACCTTAACGGTAGAAGGTAACACTGACGTTGCTTATGCTAATTTGCAAATTGACATTTTAAATGACTTTACTACCGAGTCTTTAGAGACCATGGTATTTACTGTTAATACTTCTCCTACTACTTTTATCAACGTTAATATAGTAAGCACTTCAAGTAACACTGAATATCGTACCGTATTTACTTCTCCAACTGGCACCGATAGTGTAGGCGAGGGGCAAAACTGCTACTTTACGTTTACAGTTAGCAACCCACAAGTAAATACGTACCCTTATAGCATCACTGGTATTGGTATCACTAATAGCGATATTACTATTAGCACATCAAGCAATTCTACAAGCAATGTATCGGTAGATACAACTGGTCTAGGCGGAACGCTCACTATTAATTCTACCGGGGGATGTGCTGTTTACCTTTCGATAGCAAATGATGCGGTAGTTGAAGGTTCAGAACCAGCCACCTTCACTATAGCTCATCCAGCCTATTCTAGTTACAGTTTTGTACTTACAGACGGCACTATAATTAACTTCCCGCTAAGTGTTAGTAATTCCAGTATTGACAGCGGCACCAGCGCTACATTTGTACTGACTTCTTCCGGCACTATTACTAACGGTACTAAGGCAAGTTATACAATAAGCGGCGTAGAGCCTCTCGACATAAATGTTCCGCTTTCGGGGGATGTTACTTTTAATAATAACTATGCTAACTTAACTATAACAGCAAATTCCAGCAGCTTATCTAATGGTATTAAGACACTTTTATATACTGTTACACCTCCAAGTGGGGCAAACTATAATACTACTCCTGTATTTGTAAGTACTAATATTAGATATTCAAGAGATGATAGTGCTCGACTAATATGTAATGTTAATAGCATTACTGAAACTAGTGCAGCAGGGTTTACTTTAACACTTGCAAATGGATATTCTGGTAGTATACCTTATACTATTGCAGGAAGCGCAGGATTTACCAGTGGAGATATTGATACAAGCCTTACCGGCAACATTACAGTATCGTCTGGTACCGGGACTTTAAATGTCACTGCATTAAACAACGCTAACGGGGAAAGCAATGAAACGTTTACATTAACTATACCTAGCATAACCGATATGACTACAGGGCAAGCATTGTCTAGATCTGTAATTATTTTAGCAGACCCAACAGATAATTCCGGTAGATTAACATCAAATGCAACTAGTATTTCTGAAACCAACACAGTCAGATTTACATTAACACTTGCCAATAATGCTTCTGGCAGCTTTGCATATACTATTACCGGGGGCGCAGGATTTACCAGTGGGGATATCAATACAAGCCTTACTGGTAATATTACTGTAACATCTGGCACTGGCACACTAGATGTTACAGCTTTAAATAATGCCAGTGGAGAAAGTGATGAAACATTTACTGTTACTGTGGCCGGGGTCACAGCACCTGGCGGCGGCACATTAGCACAATCAGTAACTATTGCAGGAGATACCCCAGTAACAGACAATTCTGGTAGATTTACTGCTAACGCAACTAGTATTACTGAAACTAACACTGCTAGATTTACATTAACACTTGCCAATAATGCTTCTGGCAGCTTTGCATATACTATTACTGGTACCAGCGGATTTACCAGTGGGGATATCAATACAAGCCTTACTGGTAATATTACTGTAACATCTGGCACTGGCACACTAGATGTTACAGCTTTAAATAATGCCAGTGGAGAAAGTGATGAAACATTTACTGTTACTGTGGCCGGGGTCACAGCACCTGGCGGCGGCACATTAGCACAATCAGTAACTATCAAAGCAGATCCCGCTGTATCTTATAGTTTAGAAACTTCCGGTAGAGAAGTACAAGAAGGAGGCAACGTTGTATTTACGCTAGTAACTACCGGAATAGGAGCTGGAACTTATCAATATAACATTACTCCCACTACCAATAATGGTGACGGCATAACTCAAACTGATTTTGTTACCCCATTATCTGGTACAATTACAGTTACCGGTAACACTACTTTAGCCACAGGTAGTGTAACAGTAACTGTTGCTAACGATATCATTAATGAAGCCGATGAGACATTTGCATTTACGGTTTCAGGCACAACGGCTGCAGTGACTGGATCGCCGTCGTTCGTAACTATTAAAAATACTCAAGTTGCTACTCCAACTCTAACGTGTGATAAGAGAGTAGTGTATGCAAAAGTAGAGTCAGAAACTACAGAGGCTACTGTTACTTATACGTTAGAAGTACCCGGAGCAGCTAACGGTACAGTATATCCTTATCAGATTATGAACGTTGGAGGGTCAGTAGAACCGTTCAGATACAAAAATGATGGTGTTTTAATTGATTCTGGTAGTGTAGATGAAGATAATAATCCAATTTACGTTTTAGATAAATCTAAAGCTCCTACAGGCTCAGTTATTAACAAATTTGCTGCCTATAAATGGAATTTAAAATCTATAAATGCTAAAGGTACTTTGACTATTAATAATGGTAAAGCTACTAAGCAAATACCGTATTTTAGAGATGATAATGATGGTGCTGGAGAAGAATATTATTTAATGAGAGTGCAGCTGGGGACTGTTACTGACGATCAAACAAGAGGTAGTAATGATCTTCTATCCCCTGCCACGTTTATAGCTGCTAGTACTTTTTCAGCATCTTCAATAGGCACCCTAACTTGTAACTTTAATAAAACATCAGTAGCGGCAGGTAATACATTTACATACAAAGCCAGTATCGCTAAAGGTATAGATGCAGTGGTATTAAATTACAATATTACTGGTGTTGTATCAGATGATATTTGTGGTGCGCCGCTTTCTGGTCAATTAATTACTCAGAGAGCCAACACCGCGGATATTTCTGGGGTAGTTGATACCTACGCTACACTCAGCTTTACTTCAAATGCTAATCTTACAACTAATAAAAACATTATTGTTACAGCCACTGCGCTTAATAATCAACTAGTATCTCCTGCTATAGTTTCATCTGATACTTTGTTAATAGCAGCAGCCGCACCTGCGACACCTCTATATAACTTAACTTGCCAGACTATAGTAGGCACTTATGGAACTGGTACAAGCACTAAGCCTTACGGGTATATAAAATGCTATTTTAATACTTCTAATATAGCTAAATCAGCCACACTCACAGTCAAGCTATTTAACGAGACACAAAATAAATATGTCATAACAAGCGGCAATAGAACAATAACAGCAAAATCTACTAATAATGATTTTAGTATTGCTCTTAATGCCAATACCCCTACTGCAGGCTCACCGTACTTAACTACGTACTTAACTACTGGCATTCTTTTTTCTGTAAGCGATGCAATTTATACCGGTTATAAGACTGGCGATATGTTAAGAGTTGAAATTTACAGCGGCAGCACTAAGATAGCGGAAGCAAAAACCGTAGCACCCAATCCAACTATCACTGGCACACAGCCTTCCGATGTTCTCTTTCAAAAGATAGGATATGCATAATGCCTAGTACTATTAATTCATTAGGATTTACAACCGAAGTAGGTAAAACTACTAGTCGTAATATAAGTTATATTGATGCTGTTGCAGAGCAAAGCTTTAAAGTGCGCATATACGGCTTAAACATTAACACTAAGCTTAATATGTATTCTAATAATAAGAAGGTTAGCTCTAATAATATTATTATGGAAGGTGGTGGCGACTTTAAAACAGATTTCAAAGGTGATGTTGAATTTGTTTACTACTATAAAGAAGCTCTTTCCGAGCTTACAAACGTATCTGAAACAGCATATCTAGATTATTTAAATAGAAACTCTGGCAGTCTAACTTTAGTAGCAGTTGATTCTGCATCAATTAACAGTAATACATTGCCTGTTAATTATAGAGATATTGCTAGATGCTATTCTGAATGCATAATAAATAAAACATACGACCCTCAAGTAACAACTAATTACTACGTGGAAATTAAAGAGGTGGGCAACACTTCTCCCACAACAAATGGTTAAAGGTTCACATGACTATAGTAGCTGATTTTGCACAAACGTTTCTAGTTGACAGTAATGCAGTTCTCAAGTCACCATACGTTTTCCTTTCTAAAATCGATTTGTATTTTAAAAATAAACCAAGTGCTGCGTCTTCGTCTCAGACAAGCACTGGTGGTGTTTCTGTGCAGCCTGGTGCAACGGTTTATATTTGCGAAACAGAAAACATAAACAATATCGCGACTCCAAAGCTGGACACATATATTAAATACGGGCGCGCTAGAGTCGAATATGCAAATATTAATACATCCACTACCGGGCAATCTGCTACAACGTTTAGATTTGATATTCCTGTACCTATTTCGACAGACAAGTTTTATGCATTCGTAATTAAATTAGATAGTGGTGATTCGCAATTTGCATTGTGGCGGAACAAGGCAGGAGAAACATACAACGAAACACAAAGTTCCCCTGTTACTAAAGGAGCATTAGATGGCCAGTTTTTTGTTCTTACTAACGGTGCGTCCTTAACCCCTCTAACAGATACAGATTTAAAATTTAATATCTCATCAGCAGTATTTCAACAGACACCCACATTATACAATGCTGTTAATAGAGATATGGAATTTGTAACCTTCTTTAAAGATTACTCTACCGGTAGACTAATAGGCGGTGAATCAGTGTTTTGTAATACTGGATATGTCGCTGCTCAAACAGTTGCTATTGTCGCAGGTAACAATATAGTTCACGGAGTTAGTACAGTATTTACTACTAACTTTACTGCCGGTGATACTATAGTATTAAACACTGGTAATACTAATATTATTCGTAGAATTGATAGTATTTCTAACAACACAACACTATCGCTTTCATCACCCGTACCAGTAACTAATTCATCGGCTAATTATCTAATAGCACCTACTGCAAGAGTAATAAATTTTAACAAGCAAAAAGGATTTGTTATTTTAGGCGGTTCCAGTTCCAATTCTACCTATAATTTTGCTGCCAATAGCACCAGCAACACTATCGTAGGGGAACTATCTGGCTCGTCTGTTAAAATCTCATCAGTAGAAAATTTTCCAGTAAATCAATTTTTATCTGAATTTAAAATTCTTGCTCCAGTAGACACTACTACCAACACGTACGTGAATTTTTCTAACTCGACATATGCAACAGTAGACAGCGATATAGAAGTTAGGCAATTTAAAAAAACTAATGTAGTAGAATACAAAGCTTATTGCAGCTCAAGATCTAATGAAGTAAGCAATCCTGCGTTTCTTAATAATGATAAATCAGTTAATTTTTATCTACTCTTTGACACTGATAATCCATTTCTTACTCCAGTACTTGACGAAGAAGATATGTTGTTTCATGCAACATCCGTATACGCTGATGCTAATTACACAGACGAGGAATTACCAGGAAAAGGTAAATCAGCTGCAAAGTATATTGGTCGCGATGTAAGCTTAGCAAAGGGCGTTGTTGCGGAAGATATAAAAGTATATTTAACCGCACACAGACCAGCAGGTACTGATCTACAAGTATATGTAAGCTTCTATAATGATAATGATGGCGACATAAAAGATAATAAACTTTGGACAAGATTAAAGAATGTATCTCCAGATAATCTGTTTAGTGCTGTAGATAATGAAAATGATTTAGTGGAACTAGAGTATGATCTGTCATATTATCCATTATCTAGTTATGACAATACAGTCTCAGGTAGAGCAGTCACCGGTACATTCACTATTAATTTTAACGGCAAAGATAGCTATGCAGCTAGAACCTTGATAGGCACTAGCGGGTTTATTAATGATGTGGTTAGCCCAGGTAATCTAGTAAGAATTTACAACCCGCTGTTCCCGGATCAATCAGTTATTTCCGAAGTAGAAGGGGTGTATGAAAATAGAATTAGAATTACTAGAGATATAAATTATTACGTTAACGGTAATAGTGAACAAGATGCTATTAATCTTAAGCTTGCTTCATTTGCTTCAGGGGGCCTAGTAGTAGAAGTATTGGATTACCCAGGCACCGCATTTAAAGACTATTTAAATTCTGGTAAACTAACCTACCATTCTAGCGAGCTGAGTGTTGTAGAAGGGTATACTGCCTTTAAAGTTAAAATAATTTTAGTATCAGATTCTACTACTGGTTATTATCCGTCAGTAAGTGACGTTAGAGCAATCGCGCTATCCGTATAAGGTAAAAAATGTCTAGACCTATTTCTAATTTGCAAATTGCTACAGATACATTTTATGGTTTATATAGTAAAACTAATCAGCTGTTAGGCGCGCTAACATATGAAATAGTTACTACAAGCAATACTATAAACGGCGCAAATACTTCAGGGAATGCTAGTGTTATAGGTACGCTATCAGCGAATGTATTATCTACCTCAGTTCTTAGAGGTGGTGCTAGCGGCAATACTGCTAACATATCTACACTAACTGTAGGTTTAGCTAATTCTACAACATCATCGAACGTTAGTATTTCCGGGTATGCTGCCAATATAGTAGCAAATACTCTTAATATTACTTCAAACGTAAATATCTCTTCATCTAATACTTACATAGTATCTGACAGCGTACAGGTCTTAAGCAATACTCAGATATGGGGTAATAGCACAGTAAATGTGCTACAGGTATACGGTAACAGCACATCAACCTTTATGACTGTTACTGGTGTCAATACTAATATTAGAACTACTGGTTTTAATGTTAATAGTGTTTCTAACGTTACTGGTAATACTAATCTTAAAGCCAACACTACAGTTACTAATATATCCGTTAACGGAAATAATACTACATCTAACGTTACACTAACGGGTAATCTTGTTACTATTTCTAGCAATGCAACGTTTAGTGGTGGCTTAACATCAGTTACAGGCAACCTAGCAGTCGATACCAGTACCTTATTTGTTGACTCGGTTACTAATTATGTTGGTATAGCAACATCAACACCACAGCACCCGCTACACGTAATTGGTACTGGTACAACAGAAATATTTTCCGTAGAGAATACAACAGACAACTCAGCCGTACACGTAGCGTCAACTAATTCGTATGCAGGCGGTAATACTATTACTATTTACGCTGACACCGGGAATCAGTTAAGATTAGCATCGAATAATAATGTAGGCTCAGGTTATATATTCTTAGCTGCTAACGGTAACGTTGGTTTGTCTAACAATGCACCTGCTGCATTACTATCTATTAGTAATACTAAAGTATATGCTAATGGTACTATTCAGACCAGCGGGGACCTGATCTGCTCTGGTGACTTATATGCAAATATTGTATTCATGGGCGGCACTGATCAGAATACAGTTACTGCTACTGTATGCCCAATCGTTCCTCCAAACACAATATACAGCTCTAATTCAACCTTCGGTGGTTTAACTGGTCCATATTCATTCTTGCAGTTCTCTAATACCGACCCTCAAATCATCGATGCTATTTCTAGTGCGCAGGGTACTGGTTATCAAGCGGTTAAATTTACACTGCAAGTTCAAGACAATGAACAAATTGATGAAGTGGTTATGACAGAAGTCAATGTTGTTTATGGTTACGGCAATGTGCACTCGACTCAGTTTGGAACGATATATACAAATACAAATTTTATAGAAGTAGGTACCAGTGCTAATTCAACTGCTATCCTTCTAGTTGCTAATCCAACATCTGCATATCTTGCATCTAAAGGTGGAACAGCAAATCTTCAATTCAGAGGCGTAAGACAGAAAGTACGTTAATACGGCGGAAAGGGAAGCTAAATGACTGCAAATACTCAAGACTTTAGAGTTAAGAACGGTATTGTTGTTAATAATACTGCAACTATTGGAAATACGGTTAGTATATCTGGTAATGTAACTATTAACGGAAAGTCACTTATCATAGATAATCCAACAGGGTTATCTATTAATGCTACAGGTCGTTCAGTTTTAGGCAACTCAGTAACTATTTCTAAAGGCAATCTTACAGTAAGTAATGGCGCATTCAGTGTTACGTCGGCCAATGCAACACAATCTACAGTCTTCACAGTAAACACAGAGACTGTAACAGTATCAGGAAATCTTACTGTTACTGGTATTGCTACATTCCAATCAGCTCAAAGATTAGAGATTGGTACAGGAGATATTCTTCTTTATTCTGCTCTTACTGGTGCGCCGGCAGGCAATGCCTCTATTACAGTAAACCGCGGAACTAGTCCAGATGTTTATATTTTATGGGATGAAACTACTAGTACCTGGAAGTTTACTAACGACGGCACATACTTTTTTCCTATCCGCACATACAGTGATCTAGTTTATTCGTTTGACACATCCACTGCCATGGGCACGGCTCCGGTAAGTGGGAGAATGCGTCTTAACAATGCTAACTATTCTCTTGCTACTATAGTATCTTTTAGCTCTAGTGAATTCGGAGGTAACAGCACCTCCGATATTTGGAATGCAGTAGGAAGTAGCAGCAGTGCTAACAAAGCTCTTCTTTACATCAGATCTAGTGAAAATACTAATGAATTTGCTGTATACAGAATAACTAGTGCTGCAGATACAAGTGTTGCTAATGCTATTAAATTTAATATTACATATTTGGGTGGGATTACTTCAGGCTTTACATCATTAGAAAATCTAACAGTACAAGTATCTTTATCAGGTGACAAAGGTGATATTGGTAGTAAAGGCGATAAAGGCGATATAGGTGTTACCGGTGCAAAAGGTGACAAGGGTGATACCGGCACAGCAGGATCAAAAGGTGATAAAGGTGAGGTAGGCTCTAAAGGAGACAAAGGCGACAAGGGCGATACTGGATCTACCGGCGGTAAAGGTGACAAGGGTGATACAGGCTCTACAGGTAGAGACGCTGGCATACCTTACACGTTTAGTGTATCTACTACTGAAAGCGCTTCTCAGCCTCCTATTGGTGGAGCTATTTTTAACTCTGCTACACTAGGATCGGTAACGTCGATTACTGTAAGAAAGGTTGACAGCAATAATAACGACAGTAACAATTTGTTTAATGCATTTGGTAGCTATGGTAATACTACTCTTAAAGGTTTGCTTACTGTACGTAATGTAGCTAATACATCACAGACAGCATTATTTAACGTTAGCAGCGTATCAGAAGGCAGTCAAGCAACAAACAAATTATTTACAGTTTCAAATATCAATAACGGTTATACTGCAGTATTCCAGGATACATCATCTCTACTATTTACATTTACGCCTAACGGATTAGGAAGTAAAGGGGATACTGGTACGACTGGTACGACCGGCTCCAAAGGTGATAAAGGCGACCAGGGAGCTAAAGGTGACAAAGGGGACCTAGGTTCGACTGGCACCAAAGGCGATAAAGGCGACCAGGGTGCTAAGGGTGATAAGGGAGACGCTGGGTCTAAAGGAGACTCGGGAACCAGCGGGCTTACTGCTGGTATAAACTATCTGTTTGATACAGGTACAACAGAATCTGTATCAGCTCCAGGTATTGGTTCGCTTATCTTTAATAGCGCAACTCCTTCAAGTGTTACTGCAATTACCGTAAGAAATATAGATAATACAGGCGCTAACAATCAGCTCTTAATTAGTAATTACAATAACCTAGGCAATACTACGTTCAAGGGTTATCTTGAAATTACTAATATTGCCAACACTTCCCAAACCCTATTATATTCAGTAAGTAATACTGCAGCCGGTAGCCAGGCTTATAATTCTAAATTTAATGTAACCAATATTACTGGCAGCTATAATTCACCATTTTTAACCGGCGCTAATCTAGCCGTTCAATTTACCGGCACAGGATTAAGTATTAAGGGAGATACTGGTACTACTGGAGCAAAAGGCGACAAGGGAGATGCGTTTACTACACTCACAGCCTACTCTGAAACTGTTAATACAGCTACAGTCTCTACATCAACCTATAATATTGATTTAAGTCTATCCAATATCTTTAATTTAACTCTTGCTACTAGTGTAACGTTTACATTTACAAACCCTCCAACAGTAGGGTTTACAAAACCAGTAACAGTTATCTTAAAACAAGATGGTACTGGTTCAAGAACGGCATCATTTACAGGTGCTAAGTATACTGACGCAGTTAGCCCGGTGCTAACTACAACTGCTAATAGGTCTGATGTTCTTACATTCTTTACATTAGATGGTGGAACATCTTATTTTGGTACTTTTGCTATGGCCAACGTCGCTTAAGGAGGAAGGTAAAATGGCTGTCGTAAAAATTCACGAAATTATTTTATATACTTGCGATTCAGTTAATTCGCTAGATGGGCACGATCTAGCCGCATGGTTAGATCATACAGATATCAAGTATGTTAGAATGCATTATAATAATACAGCAGTGTTAGATACTGTAATAAACAATCTTAACACATGGTGGAAAGACAAACAACTAACTGCTAGTTCCTGGCCATTCGTGACCTATAAGGAGGAGCATGACGATGGCAGACCTTCATACGCACTTACATCAAACTTTATTGAAGGTTTACAAAACGTTAAAGATCAATTACCTGCTTTAGTGGCATTATAAAATGCCTTTAGGTTTAAGAACAACGCTCCGCCGAACTCTAGTTAATGCTGGATCTATTACCTTAAACTCCGGTACAGGTAATCTTACATTACCTTTTGGGGTTGTAAGTATAAGCGGTACAGGTAGGGGTGGAGCAGGTACTGCAGGTACTGGCGGCACAGGAGGCACAGCAGGCACAGCCGGTTCAGCAGGTAATCCTGGTAGTGCAGGTAACGCAGGCAACCCTGGTAATAATGGTGCAGGAGGCCCAGGAGGCCCTGGAGGTCCTGCAGGGAACCCGGGTACTGCTGGCAACGCAGGCAATCCAGGGAATGCTGGTGGCGGTGGCGCTGGTGGTGCTGCAGCATCGTCATCTACTAATTTGCAATATACTATAGGTGGTTATGCGTATTACTATCAAACAGACTCTAAGGGTCGACCTGTAATAAACGGATGGGGTAAAGCTGGAGAAACTTCTAACCCAGGCCCTGGCGTATCTACAACCCCATTTAAATGGACATATAGTGACGGTGGGCCTGGTCTACCTGGAACTGCAGGCAACCCAGGCAGCGATGGATCCGGCGCCGGCGCCGGCGGTGCTGGCGGTGCGGGTTCAAGTGGTGGTAGTGGTAATGCTGGCACACCAGGCTCAGCTGGCAATGGTGCTGGGTCAGGAGGGCTAGGTAGTGATGGCTCCCCAGGCAATCCTGGCACCTCAGGTAATTCTACCACGTTTAGCAATTATACTTTTCCTGGCACTACAGGAAATAGTGGCACTAAGGGTAGCAAGGGTACTGATGGCACTGCTGGAAATAATGGTACTGGTGGTAACGGAGGTACAGCAGGATCTGCTGGTAACCCAGGAAATTCAGGGTCATCTGGCAACCCAGGTAACAATGGGACAGGTGGATCCGGGGGGTCTGCAGGAACAGGAGGTGCCGGTGGTGGCGGTGGATATGGATATGTTTTTGGTAGTACTACTGGCCTTTTTGGAGGAGCCGGCGGTGCTGGGGGTAGTGCAGACCCTATTGTAGGTCCATCATATAGTGGCGGACCTGGTAATGCAGGTGTTTCAACAGCTACACCAGGTACTGGTAGTGTTGTTGCTGGTAACGGTGGTACTGCATATGGGTTAAATACTTTTGGTGCTGGTGCTATACGAAACGGTAATGGAAACTCTACAGGGGGTGCCGGTACACCAGCTAATTATACATGGGGTGGTGGGTCGGGATCAGGTGGATCAGCTAGATGGGTAAATACTAATTCTAAAGCTGCTGGTGGTGGGGGCGGAGGTGGTGGTGCCGCATCAGCTTATCCAATTTCTGGTAATCCAGGAAATTCTGGTTCCTCTGGTAATACAGGGAGTAGCGGAAATCCAGGTTTCGGAGCTAATCCAGGCAACCCTGGTAATAGCGGAAATCCTGGAGTTGCTGGTAGCGCCGGCATTCCTGGTACTAAAGGGGCTGATGGTACGATAAGTAGTGTTACTACTTCAAATTGGTCAGGTAAATTTAATTTAAAGCAGAGTGTTCCTTACTCAGTGGGTAGCGGCCCGGGCGGCGCCGGCCAAATAACTATTACATGGACTAGACAATGAATTATACGTTCACATATAAAATTATAAAAGCAGATGTTACTTCTGGTAATATGCTTGTTAAGTACACCCCGCTTGATGGTGAGTTAACTGCGATTACTCTTAACATCAGTGTTGTTTTTGATGAAAACAACAATCCTATTCCTTTGGAGCAATTAATAGAAATGTATGCACCACAGGCTCAATGGGCTGCTCAAGCATATATTAAAGATAATTATGAAGATATAGTTAATAAAACTGGAAATATAACCCCTACTCTGTGAGATTTTTATGAATGATTTTATTGGTGTATATGATGATGTGGTATCCCCAGAATATTGTGATAGTCTTATAAACTATTTTAAATGGTGTAAGGATAATAATAGGACTTGGAATAGGGATGAATGCAGTACTCTATCCAAAGAGGATGTTTCTACTACTCTTAATCCTATGAAGCAGACCGAAATTAATTTTAGTTATGACAATTTGGGGGGATTCATAGCAGAATTTAATGAAGTGTTTTGGAAAAATTGCTATAAACAGTATACTACAAAGTATGATATTCTTAATACGTTTAATAATCATACTATTTATTCTTATAAATTACAAGAAACAGAACCGTCTCAAGGGTATCATGTGTGGCATAGCGAGCAAGGATCGCTAGAATATAGCAGAAGAATTGCTGCATATATCTTATATTTGAATGATGTTGTAGAAGGCGGTGAGACTGAATTTTTATATTTGAGTAAGCGTATTGCAGCGAAAAGAGGAAGACTAGTTATATTTCCTGCAGGTTATACTCACACTCATCGTGGCAATCCTCCCTTATCTGGCACAAAATATATTATGACCGGGTGGGTGGAGTATTCATAATGTCTCTTTATAGCTTCTTACCGTCATCAGCTAGAAAAACTGCATATGAGCCATTTATTACATGGAGAGAAGCTTTTGATGCAAGACAGGTCTCAGATATAATTAACATGTGCGAAAAGCTTCCCGCATCAGATGGTATTGTGGGAGGACTTAAAGGTGATGTTAATACTCAAATTAGAGTTTCAAAAACTGCGTGGTTAGACAATTCAGAGCCTCATCAGTGGATATATGAAAAAATGGCTTTTCTAGCCAGAAGTATTAATAGTGATTTTTACAGATTTAATCTTTATGGGTTTGTAGAGGATATGCAGTATACGATATATACTGGAGACGAGGAAAGCCATTATACCTGGCATATAGACGCTGGTAAAAATACTGATTGTGCTAGAAAGCTTTCTTTGGTATTGCAGCTTTCAGATCCTGAAGAGTACGAGGGTGGCGATTTAGAAATATTAACTGGTCCGGAACCTCTTACTGTAGATAAAGAAAAAGGAATGCTGGCTGCTTTTCCTAGTTATGTCCTGCATAGAGTGACGCCGGTAACAAAAGGAATAAGAAGATCTTTGGTAGTATGGGTTGCAGGACCTGACTTTATATAGTCTTATAAATAAGAAAAACAACACTCTACCATCATGGCCACTAAAGCAAATCTTATAATAGATCAGGGAGCATCGTACAGCACCAATATCGATATTCTCGATGAATATGGTATTGCTATAGATTTGACTAGTTATACCGGTGCTGCTCAGATGAGAAAGCACTATACGTCATCTAACTCGGTTAGTTTTAGCGTAGATTTAGGTGGTGCTGACGGCACGGTTACATTATCGTTATCTGCAAATGCTACTGCTAATATAGCATCTGGTAGATATGTTTATGACGTAGAATTAACATCCAGCTCTGGTGAAGTCTCTAGAGTACTAGAAGGTATAGTTACAGTAACCCCTAACGTTACGAGATAATATGACTAGCAATATTAAAGCTGTAGTTAAGCAGAACAACCAGCTTCTAACGCAGCAATCAACACTTACTTTAAAAAACACGCTTAAAGACCAAATTACCATTCGCGAATTAGCTAACGTTGTAGAGGGAACTCCACAAGACGGTGATGCAATAGTTTACAATTCAAGTTTAAATAAATATGAGGTAAAACCGGTTACAACAATTTCAATATCAGGATTGGACGGGGGAACCTTCTAAATGTCAAATACAATCATTCAAATTAGACGCAGTACTGAAACTGCAGTACCTAGTAATTTACAGCCAGGTGAATTAGCCTATACATCGAATGGTGAGGTATTATTTATTGGTAGTGTGTTAGGCACAGACACCGCTAACGTTGTTGCGATTGCTGGTAAAAGAACTCCTGGTACCCTTACTGCCAATCAAGCAATAGTAACGAACCCTAACAATTTTGTTGATGTATTAAAGACAAATAAGTTAGTGATTGGAGCTGATGGATCTACTTCTAATATAGATCTTATTACTACAGATTCTACCATAACTGGCGCTAACGATAGTGGCACTGCTATATTATCTGCCAATGCTGTAAAACAATATGTGTCTAACTATGTGGCAGCTTCAGGCTTTTATGGACTGAACACATCCAACGGTACTTCAAATAATTCATTACAGTCAAACAGTACTGCCCAAGATACACTAACAATTCAAGGGACCAGCAATGAGGTAGAGGTTGGGCTTTCTGGTGATACGTTTACAATTGGATTGCCTGACAGCGTAACAATTACTAATGTATTAACAACCAACACTGCAAACGTAACCGATAATACAGCTAGCTCTAATACTACTACTGGAGCATTAAAAGTTGCTGGAGGTTTGGGTGTTGTTGGTAGAATTAATTCTGCAGAACTAGCTGTAGGAAATACAACAGTATATACATCTGTTAATGGCACAATAGTAAGTACAGAAAGTGTTCTAGCTACTAATACAGTTAATGCAGCAGTATTGAGCGTTGGTACTTGGGTAGTAGCAAACAATTCTGGTTTGTATACGACAGGAGTTGTAGATACAAACGTACTAAAGATAACCGGGTCTGGCATAACATATTTACAAGGAAACACAACACAAATTACGGTTGCCAATGGTGTTGCTCTATCGGTTAATGGGTCGGTAGGTACAGCTAACCAAGTACTAGCATCGAATGGCTCTGGATTGTATTGGAGAGGGATTGATGCTGATATTACCGAAGTTGTCGCCGGGGATGGTCTTACAGGTGGTGGTTCTGATGGAAGCGTAACACTTGATGTAGGAGCAGGTAACGGTATATCGGTTAACGCTAGCGCTGTTTCAGTTAATGCTAATGATGGTATTGTTGCAAATTCCTCTGGTGTTTTTGTTAGAGCAGGTACTGGTGTTACTGTTAATGCCACTGGCGTGCACATTGGTCAGGATGTCAGTACAACAAGCAACGTTACTTTCAGCTCTATAAATGTTACAGGCAACGTTGTACTGGGTAGTGATTCATCCGATGTTGTAGCTATTAATGGGCTAGTTAACACCAACATAATACCTTCGGCTAACGTTACATATAACCTTGGCTCGTCGGACTTAAACTTTTCTACTGTATATGCAAATACCATACTTGCTAAGTATGCAACGTTTGATCATAACGTATCTATTGCAGGTAACCTATCTGTTACTGGTACACTTGTTACAATTAACGTTGAAAACTTATCGGTATCAGATTCTCTAATTCAACTAGCATCTAACAACACATCGTCTGACGTATTAGATCTAGGGTTTTACGGTAACTATAACAACACCGGTGGCGCGCATCAACACGCTGGTCTGTTTAGAGATGCATCGGACGGTGTATTCAAGCTTTTTGATAGTTTAACAGCTGCTCCTGGTACTACTATTGATACATCAAACGCAACTTTCAATATTTCAACCTTAGTTGCTTACCTTTCGTCAGGCGGTTTAACAACCAATTCTACTTCTGTAGCTATAACCGCTAACGGGTCAGTTAATGTATCAATTGTAGCTAATACATTAAGCCTATCAACCGCATTAGCAGGCAATAGCGGTGGTACAGGACTTAACAGCTATACAGCAGAAGATATACTAGTTGCTAATTCAACTAACGGATTTAGAACTTTAGGGATAGGCACGAACGGATATGTTTTACAATCCAATGGCACAGCATTGGTGTACGCTTCATTAGACGGTGGCAGTTTCTAATAATGGAAGTTGATTTTGTTAATGCCTACATAAACAGGCAGAAGCAGTATATTGAAGATTTAACAAATAAACTTATACTGGCGGAAGCTAAGATCGTTACTTTAGAAAAAACAATTAACGATCTTAGCAATAAAATAGTTGATTATGAAAGCAAGACGGTGAAGCCAAGTGAAAATAGTCGTACTAAATCTTGATACAAGAAAAGACAGATTAGATTTTATTTCAGAGCAGCTTAGCGAGTACGAATGGACCAGATTACCGGCCATAAATGGTCACTCGTTAAGCTTATCTAATATAAGAGCATTAGGGTTTAAGCCTTACCTTAGGTGGCAGGACCCAATGCTACATCGCCACGCAACTATAACAGAAGTTGCAACCAGCATATCGCATTATAACGCGTGGATGCTTTGTGCTGAGCTCAATCACAACCTATTGATTCTTGAAGATGATTCAAGACTAGTAGGACATATTGACTCGAAAGAAATCGATAGACTGCTAGAAACACATGATATAGTTTATCTGGATCACAAAGAAATGTTTCCAGGTCATGTGCAGAATATAGACGATAAATTTATACGGCCATATTATCCTTATTGGAATAATGCTTACGCTATAAGCCCAAGACTTGCTAAGAAGCTAGTTAATTCCAAATTTAAGGAAAACATTATACCAGTTGATGAGTTCTTTCCGCTAATTAGTGGTGTCAACTATCTACACACCTGTCTGTCAGACAAGCCAGGCATACTTAATAATTTTACTGCATTAGTAGATATTTTCAAAGATCTTATACCTACTAACCCTATAGCCTATAAAACTAGTATATTTAATCAAGTATCTAGATCGGTACTTGGCTCTGATATTGAAAGTGGAGAATCCATAATGACTCAAGAAGCAATCGTTGTCACCGTTGCTACGGACCCTGAAAAATACAAATACCTTAGTAAGTCAAGTACATCTAAAGAGGTACCGATTATAAACATCGGTGCTGGTGTAGAATGGAAGGGCGGTACAATGCAAGGGCCAGGCGGTGGTCAAAAGATTAATTTAGTTAAAGATTATCTTAAGAGCATTGACGGTAATAAGATTATATTGTTCTGCGATGGTCATGATGTCATTATCAATGACTCGTTAGAGACTATCGTGAATAGATTCTTAGGGTTTGAATGTGATGTGCTTTTTGCAGCTGAAAAGATCTGCTGGCCTGATCGTTCCATGGAACAGTACTTTACTGAATCACATACCGCATACATGTATCTAAACAGCGGCGTATACATTGGTTATAAGGACTCTATCCTTTCCATCATAGATGATTATATACAGGATTCGGATGATGATCAACTATTTTTACAGAAGAAGTACGTAGAGAATAAGAGTGCTAATAAGATTAATATCAAATTAGATTATGAGAATTATATCTTTCAATGCCTAAGCTCTATTGAAGACGATTTAGTATTAAAGCCAACAAAGCAATTTGTTAATATTGCTACTAGATGCTGCCCATGCATCTTACATGGTAATGGTGGACCAAATGATAAGATTGTTTTTAAAAACATCTTCCAGCAGCTCTATCCAGATAATATAGAATTTATTGATGCTACAGAGCTTACAGTAGTAGCACCAGACATTCTTGAGATGGATTTTCTTACCCCTGAGATGTGCAAGAAAATTATTGATATGGCTGAGGCTCATGGCAAGTGGGAATCAATGTATGGCGATAAGTTTCCAGGACAAGAACTTAGAATCCGTGAATTTAGCATGGAGCTTTGGAATGCTTTAGAGAAACATTTTAAAGAATCTATAAACCCTGTAATAGAAAAATACTGGTTCCCACTACTAATGAACGGTTTGCGTGACGCATTCATTATTAAGTATTCACCTGAAACACAAAAAAGTCTGAACTGTCATCACGATGCCTCTCTTGTTTCAGGTAATGTTAAATTAAACGATGACTATGAAGGCGGCGATACCTACTTTTATAGACAAAACTTTTCTAATATAAATACTCAAATAGGTAAAATTATTTTATGGCCTGGCCAAGTGACACATGGACACGAAGGTCGAGAAGTAACCAAAGGCACTAAATATAATCTAGTAATATGGACAAGTAGAAAGCAGGGCGACATTAATTATTAACACTGTATATACAGTGATTACGGAGCCAAATGGCTAATAATGTTTTTCAAATTAAGCGCACCAGCATACCTGGTCGCGTGCCTAAAGGCGATCAGTTAGAAATAGGCGAATTAGCCGTTAACCTAGCTGACGCAACCCTTTACACCAAAAATACATCAAACACAGTTATTGCTCTTATCTCAGGTGCGTCCAAGGGAGATAAGGGCGATACCGGCGATAAAGGTGATCAAGGTTTCACAGGAGATAAAGGCGATATCGGCGATAAAGGCGATATCGGCGATAAAGGCGAGCAAGGTTTCACTGGTGACAAAGGCGAAAAGGGCGATACCGGAGATAAAGGCGAGCAAGGCTTCACAGGAGATAAAGGTGAAGTAGGCGATAAAGGTGATAAGGGTGACACTGGCGACAAAGGGGACAAGGGTGAGGTAGGAGATAAAGGCGAGCAGGGTATTACCGGTGACAAAGGTGATAAAGGTGACCAAGGTTTTACTGGCGAAAAAGGTGAAACTGGTGATAAGGGTAATACTGGGGATAAAGGTGAAACCGGCAATAAAGGTGAGACCGGAGACAAAGGTAATACCGGCGACAAGGGTGATGCGGGTGATAAAGGTGATAAGGGTGAGATAGGTTTCACCGGAGATAAAGGCGATACTGGTGAAAAGGGCGATCAAGGCTTCACCGGGGATAAAGGAGATAAAGGTGATTTAGGACCTAAAGGTGATACTGGTAACTTTGGTGGTGCTACCTTTGACTATGCATTCCTAAGCACAACGACTAACACCACACCGACTACCGGCTTCTTAAATTTCAGCAATTCCACCTATAGTGATGCTAACACACTTTATATTAGCTTTTCTGATCAACTATCAGCTAATATCTACTCGTTCCTACAAACAATTGATGACTCCACATCTAGTATCAAAGGCACATTCAAGCTTACAGACCAAGCAAACTCACTAGCATTCGCATTATTTAATATAGTAGGTTTACACACAGAAAATATAGACAGCTTTAGTGTCCCGGTCGGATTCATTTCTACTACCGCAGCCTTCACTAACAACACCCCGGTCTACATTACATTCGCAAGAACTGGTGATATCGGTGATAAAGGTGATAAAGGTAACAAGGGTGAAGTAGGACCAAAGGGAGATACTGGCGATAAAGGAGACTCCGGCGACAAGGGTGAGCAGGGGGTTACTGGTGACAAGGGTGATAAAGGGGACACTGGCGAAAAAGGTGAAACTGGTGATAAGGGCAATACCGGTGATAAAGGGGAAACCGGCGATAAAGGTAATACCGGAGACAAGGGCGAGGCTGGTAATAAGGGAGATATAGGCCCTAAGGGTGAAATTGGAGAAAAGGGTGACCAGGGGGAGAAGGGTGACCAAGGTTTCAAAGGCGAGACTGGCGAAAAAGGCGATAAAGGGGAAGTAGGCGATAAGGGTGAGCAAGGTTTTACTGGTGATAAGGGAGATACCGGGGAAAAAGGCGACACTGGCGAAAAAGGTGAAACTGGCGATAAGGGTGAGCAAGGTTTTACTGGTGATAAGGGAGATACCGGGGAAAAAGGCGACAAAGGGGACAAGGGTGATAAAGGTCAATCTGCTACCCTATTAAACGAGCAATTTACTGCAAGTGCCGGCCAGGCAATATTTACTCTTGCTACTGCTACTAATCTTTTATCACCTAGCGTATTTGTTAACGGGGTTTTACTAGCTAATACCGACTATACCTCAAATTCTTCTTCTGTTACTCTTTCCTTTGGTGCTACTGAAAATGATACAGTTACTGTTTACGGGTATGATGATACCGTAAATCCAAAGGGGGAAAAGGGCGAGAAGGGACTTTATACTGCATCATACCAAGTAGTTGAGAGATATACAGCTGCAAATAATCAAAATACTTTCTATTTTGATAGCCCGCCACTATATACTCCTCTAATTTACGTTAACGGTGTTTTATTATCAAACTCAGACTACACTTCCAACACTACGTCGATAGTTTTATCCCTTAATGCCTCTAACAACGACATTGTTACCGTAGTTGGCTTTGGCCAAACAGGTACTAAAGGTGAGAAGGGTAATAAGGGAGAAGCAGGAACTAATGGAGCCAATGGTGCAAAGGGAGATAAGGGTACAGATTATTTCCAAGTAAGAGAAGAATATATTGCTGCTAATAATCAAACAGAATTCTTCTATTATAGCCCACCCATAAATAGTCCATCTGTTTATGCTAATGGTGTATTGTTAAGTAGTGATGTTTATTCCTCAAATAGTACAAGCTTTACATTAGCAACACCTGTAGCAAATAATACAATGGTAATTGTCTACGGATTTACACAATCTGGAGTCAAAGGCCAAAAAGGCGAATCAGGTACTGTATCAGTTACGTTTATAGACGGGGGATCACCCTTTACCAGCACGTCAGGACCACATCTGTCCATTGACTTTGGAGGAGTAGCATAATGTCATTTGGAGTATTTCAGTTTAGAAGAGGCAGCGCCTCAGATTGGTCAACTGCTAATACAGTACTAGCAGCCGGTGAGCTTGGTATTGAAACAAATACTAGCCTGTTTAAAATTGGTGATGGTTCTACTGCCTGGACAGATCTACCTTATGGTGGTATACAAGGTATTAAAGGTGATAAGGGTTACGGAGACAAAGGCGAAAAAGGTGATGTAGGGCCTAAAGGTGATATCGGCAACAAAGGCGACAAAGGTGATACCGGTAATAAGGGTGACACCGGCCTAACCGCAACTCTTCTCTATGAAGAGTTTACAGCTACTAGCGATCAAACTACTTTCTATCCTTCTACATTCACAGCAAACACCGGCGGTGTACGAGTATTTTATAATGGTGTTTTATTAAGCAATACTGAGTACACATCAAACACAACTGCAATTGTTCTTTCTTCCGGTGCAACTGCTAGTGACTTGGTTGCTGTATACGGCTACGATCGAATAAGTCCTAAAGGTGATAAGGGCGAGACACCTGCTGTAAGCAACTTTAATTTTACAGCAGCAAACAATCAATCGGTATTTACATTATCAGGTATTACTACTCTAGGTAATATACTTGTTCACTTAAATGGTATCTTCCTTTCTAATACAGAATATACCGCAAACACTTCAAGAGTAACTCTCAACTTACCTGCAGCAAATAACGATGTACTTGACGTAGTAATATTTGATAGTGCAGGTGTTAAAGGGGAAAAAGGTAGCAATGCAGCAGGTCCATGGTTTGAGAATATTAGATTTGTTACCACCGACAGCACTATCACAAACACAGCTATTTCATTCACAGAAGGAATCGCGCCTTTACAGGTAAACAACTACACTACGATTACAGTTGATCGTGCTGCTACGTGGACAGTTGCAGATAATCTAGCAGTAGATTATACTAAAGGCTTACCAAATTATGTTGTAGATAATCTTTCTAATGTATTTGACGGGCAGACAAGATCGTTTAACCTAACATCAAATGGTGTTTCTATAACGCCATTTAACGGTGCAAGCTTAGATTTATATATAAACGGAACTAAGCAATTGCCGGCTAGATATATAAATGATTACTACAATTTACCAGAAGTTTCAGTGTTTAGTTCGGGATACTATGTTAATGGGTCTACTTTATATCTGTCCTCAGCGCCCACATTTGGGACCGCTTTCTATTGCACAGCCAAAGTAGCTGACACTGTGATAAACTTTAACAATTACCAAAAACAAACACCATTTAAACCATTAAGTATAATGCTTGATTAAGAGGACAACATGGCAAAACGTGTTATTTTAGATACTCAGTATACATTTACCCCTTCTACAAAAACAATTGTAATTCCTAGAGTCGTTCAAAGAGAAAGACTACTACTAATTACCAACGTTACTACTAACGCTGTAATTTACAACTTTAGCGATCCAGCACTTACCGCTACAAGTTTTACGATTGCGCAAGGGACAGTTACTACAAATCCAACTACTACAATTGTATTAAATTACAATACCGGTAACATGAATGCTACCGATAAGTTGCAGATTGTAGTTGACGAAATTAGTGAATCATTTATACCTGATGAGTCGATGATTGATCCAGTAGGTAAGATGAGAATTTCTTCTCCTCAAGCTTTGATTGATACTGACTTTGAATACGGGTTGCAACCTACAAAATGGGAAACTCTTACACTGCTTAACATGCAGCCAAGCTTTTTTGTTAACACACAAAACCCTATCACGATTACGGATATTCAAGCAACCGGTGGTTCAGCTACAGTTACTGTATCGACCGCTACTCCACCTGCAGTAGGTACACCAGTTCTTATTCAAGATAGCTTGTTTACTGGCGGTAATGGACCTTTCATAGTAGATTCTGTATCTGCTGGTACCAGCTTTACATATACTGCAAGAACACCATTTACGGGGTCATCTGGTTCAGTTTATAACTCAGCTCTATCTTCGGTATTCTCTGGTAGCTTTTATTCAAATGCAAGTATGCCACAAGCAACTGCCATGACTAATGTAAGTGTTATAGTTACAGTGACCACAACCAACCCTCATGGGTTGCAAGTAGGTGATGGTATCTATGTTACAGGCTCAACTGCATCGTCTAACCCGCCTAACGGCTCGTGGCAAGTGTGCTCGGTTCAAAGCAGCACTGTATTTAACTTTATGGTAAATTCTGCTCCATCCGGCGCAATTTCCGGCGGTACAATTTACCCAAGACCAGACGGTGTATATCTTCACAGAGCGTTCGACGGCGGTGTCCAGTTTACAACAGGTAACCAAGCACACAATATTCAAACCATTCGTCAAACAAGAAGATACTTTAGATACCAGTCAGGCAAAGGTATTCAAGTTAGTACAGGCACAAGCTTAAAGCCAAACATTAACGTAGATAAGATTACGTCGTCAGGAACAGTTGCCACTGTAACTACAAAGGTACCTCACTATATTAGTTTTGGTACAACGATTATTATTTCAGGCTGCAATGAAACAGCATATAATGGTACCTTTACTGTAACATCAGTTATAAATGACAACCAATTTACATATAGCACAGCCACAACCCCAACTGCTGCAACTGCAACCGGTATACCTACATTATCGGTTTCAAACTGGTATGGCGCAACAACCAGAACTGGGTTATTTGATTTCCAGAATGGTGTATTTTTTGAATTTGATGGTCAAACATTATACTGTGTAAGAAGAAGCTCAACTACACAGTTGTCCGGTTTCTTTAACGTTACTAATGGTTCGTCAACAGTATCAGGTGCAACCGTTAACGGAGTATCACCTTCACTATCGTCACAACTAGTGCCTGGGGACTTTATAGTTATTAGAGGGATGTCATACAGAGTTCTAAATATTGCAAGTGATACCTCTATGACAGTTTCGCCTCCTTATAGAGGAGCAACTCTATCAGGCTCGAACGTCTGTATTATTTCTAAGACTATCGATACAAGAGTTCCGCAAAACTTATGGAACATTGATAAGATGGACGGTACTGGCCCATCTGGTATGAACCTTGATCTTACTAAGATGCAAATGTTTTATCTTGACTATAGCTGGTACGGCGCTGGTACAGTAAGATATGGATTCAGAGATACACAAGGTAGAGTAGTTTACGTCCATAGGTTTGTTAACAATAACCAGAATACTGAAGCGTACATGCGTTCTGGTAACTTGCCTGCCAGATACGAAACCAATACTATTGCACCATTTACGAATCTTGCAGCAACGTTGGCATCAAGCGCAACAACAATGTCGGTTGGTAACACTGCTGCATTCCCAACATCTGGTACGGTTTATATTGATAACCCAAGCAATCCAGAGTATGTATTTTATTCAGGCAAGACAGCTACTACCCTTACTGGTCTTACAAGAGGTAAAGCAGCCACTACCGTAACAATGACAAGAACAAGTGGTAGCTCAACCTTAACAACAACTAACTCAGTAGCTGGTCTGCAGGTGGGCATGTTGATTTACGGTACAGGTATTCCAAATAATACCTATGTTGCGTCTATTACCACCGGAGCATTTAATACAGTGGTCATGTCCAGAGCTGCAACAAGCTCAGGCTCCTCTACTTACAGCTTTGCTAATATGGGTAATGCAACGGGCGATGTAACCCATACATTCTCAGCAACTGCTCCTATATCAGTGTATCTACATTCTCCACAATTCTCACCGACGATTAGCCACTGGGGCACATCGGTAATTATGGACGGTCAATACGATAACGATAAGTCGCTGCAATTTACCTATGGGGAAACAACCACTACAACCGCAATTGCTGGTAACGTTGCTTCAGTAACTATTAGTTCAGGCTCAAATACATTTAGCGTTGTTAATACGACACCAATATTCCCAGGTATGCTTGTTGCTGGTAACAACATTCCTGCTGGTGCTATCGTTACAGCAGTATCTGGCGGTAACCCTAACAACACTATTACAATGAATAGACAAGGGTCTGGTTCAGGTTCTGCAACAGTGACGTACAATAGTGCTGTTGCTCTTGCAACTCTAAGAGTTACACCTTCAGTTGATTCTGGTGTTACGGGGGTACTTGGCTCAAAAGAAATTGTTAACCGTATGCAGCTCACGTTGCAAAACTTGGACGTGCTAGTTAACGGTGTATTCCTTATTCAATTAATTCTGAACGGAACTCCTATTGCACCAACAACTAGCACAACAACAGGCTATACCGGTGCCACATCAGCGCTTAGCACCTTCGGTCCTATTGCTACTGGTACATCAAGCCTTGCGCAAATCGCTGACCATACAGGCCCTGTATATGTCTCAGGCGGGGAAGCGATGTTTAGCTTCTACGCTGTGAACAACGCCGGTTCTACTAACTACTCCGTAGCAGCTGCTGCTCTTAACATGCTACGAGATCTAGGTAATAGTATTCTTGGTGGTGGTACAACTAACACACCAGGTGCTGCAGGTGTTTACCCAGACGGTCCAGATACACTCACGGTTGTTGGTATTAACATCGGTAGCTCGAATGCTCAAATTCAAACACGTCTATCCTGGACAGAAGCACAAGCTTAAGAGGATAATATGGCATCTATTAAACTAAACGGTACCACTTCTAATTCGGTAACTATATCAGCGCCGGACAATCCTAATACTACAGTATATGTGTTGCCGGTGGCTGATGGATCAAATGGACAGGTACTGACTACCAACGGTGCCGGTTACATGTCATGGACGACAGTAGGTGTTGCAGGCGCTAATACTCAGATACAGTTTAATGATAGTGGTTCTAGTAACGGTTCAGCCAACCTAGCATTTTACAAGTCTAATTCAACTATTGCTGTTAATAATGCAGTTATTAATGCGTCTCTAACAGTTAATACTATTGCAGTAGGCGCTAACATAAATATTAACACGGCTACCGTATCAGTAGGAAACGCCACCAACAACGTTCAGATTAACTCAACCGGAGTGTTCTTAAGTAACGTTGCATATCCTACAACTACCACTATACTGACTTATAACTTAGCTTTCTAGGAAAAAATATGAAACAGCTATCTCTTTATAAACCAGCGTTTAGTACTGCTAATAACACATTAGATTTTTCATCAATGCCGAACTTTAGGTTCAGCAAGTTGTATGCTGTTATTAACACTACACAGAACGTGCCCTTGTACATTGCAGGCGCACCAAACCTAGGAGCTACTAATCCTGGTGGTGGGCCTCTAGTTACATTAAGTGTTAACACTTCAACATATAATCCATCTGATATTCTTAACATTTACTATGATGATTTAGATGGATTTGATACTTTTTCTCAGTATAATGTACGATACTCTAACTTAAAAACCATAGAGTTATTGGAACAGCTACTAATAGAAATTAAAGTGACTAACTTAATCCTTTCTGAAGGATTCGATGGCTCACCAAATATTACCGAAGTATCACAACTTCGTAAAGATATAAATAGTAACGTAACCGATGAAGGTTAATTTTAACTAAGTAAAGGAGACTCACATGCTTATTCAAGGACAAGTAGGCCCAATTTCTGCACAATCACTTGGTGCCGGTTCAAACCCAAACGTACGTCTTGGTCAACAAGGCGATCTTATCGCAACTGAGCTACACGGTCGTTATTATGAGACCAACTATCGTAGAGCTCTTTTCAACGCTTCTTCGACAGCTGCTGCTACAACCTCAGCCGGTACAACCACATCGTTTACCGGTCTAATGGTTTACAACCCACTTAACAGCCCAGTTAACCTAGTTATCAACAAGGTTGGCTATGCATTCATCGTTGCCTTCGGTTCTGCCGCTGCTTATGGTGTTATGACTGGCTTCAGCACAACTCCAATCTCGACATTCTCAACATCGAACACCTCGACCAAGTCGCAGTATGTTGGTGCTGCTCAAGGTTACGGTGTTGCTTATGCATCAGCTACTCTAACAGCTACCCCAATCGTTAACACCGTCTTCGGTTCAGGCCTAACTGGTGCTATCACAACAGTCCCATCAGTGCCTCTTCTATATGATCTAGAAGGCAGTGTTATTGTTCCTCCTGGTGGTTATGTTTGCTCGTACACCTCGTCGGCTTCTGGCGCTAGCGCATTCTTTGGCTCGTTCCAATGGGAAGAAGTACCAGTCTAATTTTAAACGGTATTTCAAGAAAGAAAGCACCCTTGTGGTGCTTTCTTTTTTTGTATAAATAGATAGTGTTCCACTATTCTATATCGCCATGGGTAAGACTAGAGACTTCTCAAGACTGCTATCTGAAAATCTAAACAATAACATCAAAATTGCTAATGCGCAGATGTATATTGGAGATGGTGGCGGCAATGCATACTTAAACTCAACAAGTATTGCAGTATCATCAGTTAACGCAACTACGCTTACTGTTACATCCATCTATTCCAACGGATCATTAGGTACATCAGGCCAGGTATTAACATCTAATGGTTCTGGTGCATACTGGTCAAGCTACACATCTCAGGCGTTAGGATTATTCAGCACAGTACAATTTAATGATGCAGGATACGCCAACGGTGCACAATACGTATCGTACGATAAACCAACCGGCGCATTCATAGTCGGTAGTAGCACCGCTAATACAAGAGTAGCTTTTAGCAATGTCAGTCTGAATGGTGACAGTGCAACGATATTTACTGGCAATGCAACTATTACTGGAACCTATAGTTCCAATGGTGTAGTGCTTTCTAATACAGCCTCCTCTGGCAACGTAAGCATTAATATGAGTGGTGTTCAGATAGGCAACTCAACAGTCAATTCTCAGCTGACATCTGCAGGGTTATCTGTTAATGGTGGTGTACCACTCAACATAACAACAGTATTAACATACAGTTTAGCCTTCTGATTATATGAGCAATTCTAGAGACCTATCAAGACTAGTATCAGAAAATATAGCTAATAATATTACTATATCTAATACTACGCTTACGTCTAGTAACGGTACTACTACCGCTACCGTAAATAATTCGTCTCTTATTCTAAATGGTAATATTGCGTTCTTAAGTGTTGGCAATAGCTCGGTCAATACATCCATTAATTCTACCAGTGTAACAGCTAACAAATTAGTATTAGGTGGTGTTATCGGAACAAACGGGCAAATATTGTACACCAATAGTACTGGTGGTAGTTATTGGAGCAACCTACAAGCTCCTAGTACAACTAGCAACACCTCCATCTTATATAACAATTCAGGATTTATAGGTGAAGCAAATTCACTTAATTACTTTTTTTCTAATAGTACTCTAGTAGTATCAAATACTGTAGTGCTTTCCAATGCTGGTTTAAGAATTGCAAATAGTACAAATAGCAATATTACATCAGTCAACACATCATCAATAACGTTCGGCAATTCAACCATACTACCGGATAGGGTCGTTGTAGGATCTGTCACTACAAATGCCGGGGTATTTTTTGATGGTGTCGCAGTTTCTAATAGCACAGTTGCAAATACTGTAGTAGCTAATAACTCCGGTTTCTATGTAAGTAACACATCAGTAAGTATTTGTACTACAAATAGCAGTGGAATATTTTTACAAAACAGTGCCAGCGTTAGCGTAGGAAATTCAGTAACTGGAAATATAATATTTAATTTTAATTCTATTTTATTTTCTAACTCTTCAGTTACTAACACTCTAAGATTAACACCTACAAATATCTTCCTTGGTAACTCAGTCCAAGGTAATGTGATGTTAAATGCAAATGGCATTTACATTTCAAACTCATCTTTCACCAATGGGATGCAGATTGCTGCCAGCAGCATCTCTATTGGCAATACTGTTGCAAATACATTGTACTTGTCCAACGGTGTGTTCATATCCAATTCTACCTTATCAAATGCGTTAATACTATCTGACTCTTTGTTAAAATTAGGTGGCAGTAGTAGTAACGTTAATATCACATCTACTACTGTAAACATTAGCTCTACATCTGCACTTCTTACTGTTGGTGCAGGCCCATGCACTTCTATTAACTCAACAGCTCTAGTAACTTCGTCTCTATCTGCTAACTTAGTTGCTTTAGGAGCAACATTCGAGACAGGCAATATAGCTGCAATAGCTGCTGGTACAACAATTAATTTTGATGTATTGACTCAGTCACTATTAGTTTACACTACACAAGCTACATCTAACTGGACGCTTAATATAAGAGCAAATTCTACTGTCACCTTGAATAGCGTAATGAATGTAGGTCAAGCTGCAACTATAACGTTTATAGCTAATGTGGGAAGTAGTACTTATGTTCAATCTGGGTTTACAGTAGACGGCAATGCCGTTAATCCAAGATGGGTAGGTAATCAAGCACCAGTTTTTGGTCTAGCTTCACAAACTAACATATACAGTATTACACTATTAAAAACGGGTTCAAACGCTTTTGAAGCATTTGAATCACTAACCAACTATAGGTAATATATGCCGTTTCGAAATGGTCTTTCTACTGGGCTAAACACGTTTCTTAGAAAAATACAAAACCCAGATCCTCCTACTATGAACGGATTTGGTACTGCACCAAACACATACAATCAGGCATATATTGCTTATTTTTATCCTTATAATGGTGGATCTACTATTACCAGTATTACCAGTACCTCCCTATCATCAGGTACTGTAGGGGTAACTAATAATCCATTTTATAACCCCAGCACACAATATGGTAATGCAGGGGTATATTTATCAGTTAGTGGTTTAAGACCGGGTACCACTCATTCTTTTACCTGCTACAGCACTAATATATTCGGCGCTAACTCCAGTTCCAATACTGTATCTAATAGTATTCAAATGGGTCATCCTATAGGACAGCAACCCTACAACGTCGCAGGCACTTATTCATGGATCGCACCTACAGATGTCTGGACAGTGCATGCCGTAGTTATAGGAGGAGGTAGCGGGGGAGGAGAATTTTCTGGATATGGTGGAGGCGGAGGTGGAGGATTAGCATATGTTAATAATATATCAGTCACTCCTGGCACCAGCTACACAGTAGTAGTTGGAAATGGAGGATCATATAGATCGTCCGGCGGTGCTTCGTATTTTATTAATACAAGTACAGTTCGCGCCACAGGGGCAACTAGTACCGGTGGTGCAGGAGGAGGTACTGGAGGCTCAAATACAGCAGGCATAGGTGGCACCGGAGGTACGGGAGGCACTTATTCTGCATTAGGATTTCCTGGGGCTGGTGGTGCAGGAGGTTATGGAGGTAACGGCGGTTACGGGGGTAACCCACAAACAAGCGGTGGCGACGGGGCTCAAGGGGCAGCAGGAGGTTCCGGAGGAACAAATCCTAGTTATGGTACATGGGGTGGCGGTGGTACTGATTATTTTGGTGCTGTGATAGCCACTGGTACAGGGGGGGTATATCAATCTGCACTAGGTTATAGTACTACACCAAGCGCCGGCAGCGCACAAGGAATATATACTACAGCTACTACCTATGGCGGCGCAAATAATTCTTATAATTATGCACCCGGGGGTGGTGGTGGTAATGGCGGCGCGACGCTAGTTAGCCAGGGCGGCGCAGGAGGAGTAAGAATTATATGGGGCAACAGTAGATTTTTCCCTTCAACTAATACTAGGGATTTTACACCAGTACCATAAAGGAATATAATATGACAATGCTTATAAGATTAGATGATAATGGTTTACCTATTGAACATCCTATTCTAGAAGAAAATTTTAGACTTTTTTATACCGGGCTTCCACCAATGTTAACAAGGGAAGTAGTTGAGTCTTTAGGTTTCGGCCTGTATGACTTTTCTGCTAAGCCCAGCTATGCATGGAATCAAAGTCTAAAAGAAGTATCCCCAGTTAGAGATGAAAATGGTATTTTTAGACAGACATGGGAAGTTACTGACCTTGAGGGTGAAGATCTAATAAAAGCTAAAGCAATGATTAAAAATAATTGCAGAATAGAGATATTAGGTCTTACAGAAAGAAGACTTGATGAATTTGCAAGAACAAAAGATTATTTGTCCTGCATTCATGCTATATCATATGTAAGTTCTTCAAACACTGTTTACAGTGCAGAAGCAAGATACATGTCGGACATCAGAGATATTACATGGTCCAAGGTATATGATTTGCTAAATGAAATAGACACTGGTAAGAGATCGTTTCTTACTTCTTTCTACGATATCAAAGACGAGCTACCAGAACTAAATTGGCCAAACACATAAATATTGTATTTAAATAGGTTAAAAAATGGGTATAATTAGAAACTTAGCAAGCCGTGCAACAGATAGCTTAGTACTAGAAACTACTGTTGCAACAGAAGGCCAGACCTATTTCCCATACTCATCTACAAAGAGTAACTTCAATAATTTTTTAATCTATATTAATGGTGTATTGCAATCCAATACTGGAGACTACACTGCAAACTCTCTAGGGGTTACTCTTACTCAAGCCGCTAATAGTAGCGATATTATTACTATAGGCATTATAAACAATGTTTTCTCCAAAGGAGAAAAGGGAGAGAAGGTTTCTAGTGCATTATACACAGATGCTAACAACACAATAGTTTTCACCAATTCAGACTCAACTGTTTTTCCGGTCACTGGTGTTAAAGGTCAAAAAGGTGATCAAGGTAGCAAAGGTGCAGATGGCAATGTCTATGCTGCTGGTGCAAAGGGTGATAAGGGAGATAAAGGTGATGTAGGACCGACCGGTTCAACCGGTAGTACTGGTGCAAAGGGCGATAAAGGTAGTCAGCTTTACGCCGCAACTTATATTGATGCTAATAATACTTTAGTATTTACTAACTCAGATTTTTCTACATTTGCAGCAACCGGAGTAAAAGGACAAAAAGGTGAGGTGGGTAATAATGGAACTAATGGAACTAAAGGGGATCCAGGGGTCACGCCATACACAACTAACATAGGGGATGGTACTAACACTTCTTTTACTATTAATCATAACCTAGCTAAGGCAGATGTGTCAGTAGTAGTTTTTGATAATGCTACTAATAACCAAGTGTACCCTGATGTATCAGTTACAAACAATAATACGTGTGTAGTTAGTTTTGTTACTGCACCTACCTCAAGCCAATATAGAGTCAGAGTTCTAGGGTTCTAATGGCCAATAATTATATTATTTCCCCTTCGTGGCAAAACGACGTTACTGAAGCAACTACCGGTACATTGCCTACCGGTGATAATAGCAGCATGAGTAATAATACAGTATCTGGCATGCAAAGATTACTTCAAAGAAACGCAAACGCAGGACAAACATTTCAGAATGGAATAGTATCTTCATACGATCTAATAGTATCGGGTGGGGGAATCTTTTATTATTTTGAAGGTGGGGTTCTAGCTCCTAATGGTGATATTCATTTTGTACCTCGCGAAACTCAGCGAGGACAAAAAATATCCGCTTCTGGAGTAGTTTCAACTTATAGTTTAGTGTATACTACTTATGGCGGTGCATATAGTGGCGGGGTATTAGCTCCTAATGGAGACATTCATATGATACCCTCTAGTGCAACCGTTGGCCAAAAAATATCCGCTTCTGGTGTCGTGTCAACTTATAGTTTAGTATATACTACTAATAGTGCTTATGGTGGAGGAGTTCTAGCACCTAATGGCGACATTCATTTTGTACCAAGCAATGCAAGTGTAGGCCAAAAAGTATCAGCATCTGGAGTTGTGTCAACTTATAGTTTAGTGTATACTAATGGTAACGGTGCCTATGCTGGTGGTGTATTAGCGCCTAATGGGGATATTCATTTTGTTCCGGGAAATGCAAACCGAGGACAAAAAATAAACACTAATACAGGAGTTGTGTCTACTTATAGTATAATTGCCAACTCCTATATTGGAGGAGTTCTAGCACCTAATGGGGATATTCATTTTGTTCCGGCAAGTGCAGAACGAGGACAAAAAATATCCGCTTCTGGGGTAGTATCAACTTATAGTTTAGTGTATACAGGGTTTATAGCATATCGCGGCGGAGTATTAGCACCTAATGGGGATATTCATTTTGTACCATATTTTACACCTGCAGGACAAAAAGTATCTGCATCAGGGGTAGTATCAACTTATAGTTTAGTTTTTACACAAGCAGCAATGCATTCAGGAGGTATTTTAGCACCTAATGGAGATATCCATTTTATACCAAATAGAGGTACACTAGGTCAAAAAATTTCAACAAACCCTGCAGAACCTTTCGGTATAGGCGTTTGCTGCTCTCCATTCTTTAATAAGTTCTAATCATGCCAACATATTCTTTATCACCAGGATGGGTTTCAGAAACAAGACAAAGAGCCTGGGGAACCATTAATACAGCAGATAATAGCACCACCACATCTAATAGCTGGTTCTATGGTATGAAAGGTATGATAGATGCAAGCGTAAATGCAGGACAAGCATTTCAGAACGGTATAGTATCAACATATAGTTTAGTGTATACTACTCTTGGTGCATATTTAGGCGGGGTTTTAGCACCTAATGGCGATATTCATTTCGTACCATATCTGGCCACAGTAGGACAAAAAGTATCAGCCTCCGGTGTAGTATCAACTTATAGTTTAGTGTATACTGATAATAGTGCATACCAAGGTGGTGTATTAGCGCCTAATGGAGACATTCATTTTATACCAGCAAGGGCAAATAGAGGCCAAAAAATAAACACTAATACAGGAGTTGTGTCAACTTATAGTTTAGTGTATACAACTTCTAATGCATATTATGGAGGAGTACTAGCTCCTAATGGTGATATTCATTTTATACCCTATGCTGGATTAGTAGGCCAAAAAATATCCGTTTCTGGAGTAGTATCTACTTATAGTTTAGTGTATACTACGTTTACTGGTTTATATTCTGGTGGGGTATTAGCTCCTAACGGGGATATTCATTTTATACCCTATGGTTCAGACGCAAAAGTAGGCCAAAAAATATCCGCTTCTGGAGTTATCTCAACTTATAGTTTGGTGTATACAACTAATTCTGCATATATTGGTGGGGTATTAGCTCCTAATGGGGACATTCATTTTATACCATATCAGGCCACAGTGGGTCAAAAAATAAACACTATTACAGGAATAGTATCAACTTATACTATTCCTGCAGGCGGCGGGTCAATCGGAGGAGTACTTGCCCCTACAGGAGAAATTTTCAGTGTTCCGAATGGCAGCAGAGGGCTTAAAATAAGTGCTAGTGGTACAGTAACCACTTATAGTGTTATTTCCCCTAGTTATGGCGGTGGGGTCCTAGCCCCTAATGGTGACATACATTTTGTACCCTATTTTACGAGTGTAGGTCAAAAGATATCAACACTACCGGCCATACCTTTTAATCAATCCATATGCCAGTCACCATTCTTTAATAAGTTCTAATAATGGCTATACAGAACCGTAATTCTAACACATTTATTTCAGAGGTACAAAGCACAACACAGGGCACACTACCGGCTGCGGATAATAGTTCTATAGGTAGTGATTTAACTGCATGGAATTCATTTAAGACAATATTAGATAAATCAGTTGCAGGTGGTAGTTTGTTTAGTAGCGGTGTAGTATCAACATATAGTTTAGTGTATACAACTAATTCTGCATATGCTGGTGGAGTACTAGCACCTAATGGAGATATACATTTTATACCTAAAAATGCAACAGTAGGGCAAAAAGTATCTGCCACCGGGGTTGTATCAACTTATAGTTTAGTTTATACTACTTCTGCTGCATATATGGGGGGAGTACTAGCACCTAATGGTGATATTCATTTTATACCGTACACTGCATCAGTAGGACAAAAAATTTCCGCTTCAGGAGTAGTATCAACTTATAGTTTAGTCTATATAGATCTATTTGCATACCAAGGAGGGGTATTAGCACCTAATGGAGAAATTCATTTTGTGCCATACCTCGCAACCGTTGGTCAAAAAATAAACACTAATACTGGAGTAGTATCAACTTATAGTCTAGTATATACAACTACTTCTGCTGCATATGCTGGTGGAGTACTAGCACCTAATGGAGATATTCATTTTATACCAAATAGTGCAAATAGAGGACAAAAGATTTCCGCATCTGGAGTAGTGTCAACTTATAGTTTAGTATATACTAAATCTGGTGCTTATACCGGAGGTGTATTAGCTCCTAACGGGGATATTCATTTTGTACCAGACCTAGCTGCAGTAGGTCAAAAAATAAACACTATTACAGGAGTAGTTTCAACTTATAGTTTAGTCTATACATATAAGTTTATGAGTGGGTATCGCGGAGGAGTATTAGCTCCCAACGGCGATGTTCATTTTTCCCCTGATGGTACGCCAGTGGGTCAAAAAGTATCTGCATCAGGGGTTGTATCTACATACAGCCTTATATCCACCGGCTACGGCAACTTCACCGGTGCAGTACTGGGAACTAATGGAGACATACATTTTGTTCCTACTTATCCAGTAGGTCAAAAAATTTCAACAAATCCAGGAATCCCTTTTAATATAGGCACATGCCTGTCACCTTTTTTCAATAAATTATAGTGAGGTTTAGTAATGTATAACCGTGATAAGATTATTGGTGTAATGCAAGAGATTTATGAAGGCTCAAAAGAAATAGCACCATACGTAATGGTTGCTCAGCCTAGAAGAGATCTGAACGAAACAGCAGCACAAAATTTTGATGGATACGATGGCCTTCATATTGACATGTTAGGTTTCTCACACGGCTTCTGTAATATAGGTGGAGAAAAGGTAGACGTTGCTCGAAATTATTTAATAGAAAGAGCATTAGAGAGCGGTGCAAAGTATCTTTTATTCGTAGGTGAAGATACTGTTCTCCCGTACGATGCATTTAAGGTCCTACACGAAACAGCAGAAAAGAATCCGGGTACAGTTGTTACCGGTGTTTACTATATCAAATGCTCCGATGCCATGATTATGGTACGAAATGGAAATTGGATCACTATTCCTAATGTAGATCCAGGGCAATTAATCACCGCCTGGCAGACAGGAATGGATGTGATGTTAATTCCTATTGATATTTTGAAGATATTAAAAGAAGAAGATCCTGAACTACCATTCTGCTGCATTGGTAATAACATTAATGATGAGATCCCTTTTGTAGGCGAGGACAACTTCTTTGTACACAGACTACACAGATTAGGAATTAAACTTCTTGTCAACACCGATGTACAGTGTCTGCATATGGATCTTGCATCAGGCAACTATACAGCACACCCATCAGTTGATCTTAAGAAGTACTATACCAATATTCCTATCGGCAGACCTCTTACCTTAGATGATAAAGACTATATTGACAGACGCTGGATTGATAGATTGCCAGAAGGCAGCAACAGCGGCAAAAACAAGCTACAGGCAATTATTGATAGCGGCGAACCTCTCAAGCTTAATATCGGCTCAGGCCGCGACAAGCTAGAAGGATACATTGGCATTGATAAATATAACAAGATTGCAGACATCAACGAAGATATTTTTGATGTTAAGTTGCCTTCAGGATGTGTTGATGAGATTTTTGCTTCACACGTGATTGAGCATATACCACAGCATAGAGCTCCAGAGCTGCTAAGTAAGTGGTTAGATGCTTTGAAGCCAGAGGGCAAGCTTGTTATGGAGATGCCTAATTTAGAGGGCCTCTGTAAAGCGTTTACTGATGCTAAGACGTTTGAAGAAAGATTTAGTTTAACGTTATGCATTTATGGTGCTTTTATAGATGAAGAAAAGCCATCAGAAGAGACGTTGAAGAATGGAGTTAAGTCGCCGCATCTGTTTGGTTACTATCCAGAAGCTTTAACACTTCTTTTAACCGAATTAGGATATAAAAACGTTCAAGTTCTACCACCTCAGGGTCAGCATCCGGGTGTTAATTTTAGAATAGAAGCAAACAAATAGGAGTAAAAATGACTTGTGAAATTTCTTTAGAAGGGCTCTTGACAGTTGGTGGAAACGAAGAAAGAGCACTCGCTGATATTAGAGTAACTTTTGACGATAAAGTCTACGACTGGAAGATTTTTATCCCCCCTGGTGCAAATCTTAACGAGTTCTTAGAGAGCTCAAAAGACAAGATTGTAGCAGAAATTGAAGCCAAAGAAGCTGAATGGGAAGCATTAGACCCAAAGACAAGAACTTTGCAATCACCATTTGGTGAAGACATGGTTATAGATATCAACAAGGATGAAATTGTTAGACCATCTATTCCTGACTACTATGCGCAAAGAAGAAATGAGTATCCACCATTGAGCGAGCAGTTGGGTGCAATTTGGAAGGGTGAAAACTCAGAAGAATTTGCTGCTATGAAACAAAAAATTCTAGATGTAAAAGCCAAGTATCCTAAGGTATAATCCATGACCAGAAGTAGAACACTTTCAACGTTTTCAGGCTTATCAACTTTAACAGCAGGTGCTAGTAATGTTGCATATGGTAACGCTACTGTTAATACCTTTATTAACGCCACTTCTATTTCTATCAGCAACTCTACCGTTAATACTACAATTAATACATCATCGTTTGCTGCAGGTAACACAACCGTTAATTCTGTAATTAACGCAACAAGTATTGCTATTAGAAATAGTACGTCGAATAGTGTAATTAATGCTTCTGCTTTAGTAATAGGAAATAGTACAGTAAATACTTCTATTAGTGTTGCAAATATTTCAATAGGCAACACTACTGTTAATACTCAGATTAATGCAACTTCTTTAGCTATTAACTTTACGTCAAACAGTCTTATAATAAACAGTACTGCATTACTAATAGGTAATTCTATATACGGTTCTTTTGCGAACAGCTCAGCCATAGGGATAAATTATGGGACTAATAGTTTTATAAACTCTACAGCGCTGTATGTATCCAACTCAGTTAGAGCAAATGCTACGCATATTATTCCTGGCGCAATCTATGCAAATAACTCTAACGGATCCTCTGGACAAGTACTTACATCAAATGGTTCGGGTATTTACTGGAGTACAGTAAGTGGCGGGGGAGGAAGTACACTGGCTATAGGAAATCTAGTATACATGATGTGGTATAAAAGTTCTTTATCAACGTACTACTTAGCACGAGGCTGGGTATATAAAAACAATAAAGCAACGAGCCCCTCTTCTAGTACTATGTATTTTAGACTTTATGATATCTATACTACTTCTTCTATTAACCCGTCATTTACAACTGTTGCTTCTGCTCCTATAAGTAGTTGGTCTTTTTCAGCTTTGAGTTCGAGCTATTCTGTGTTGGCGGGTAACGTACAGAGTCAACAACTATATGGTCTAGAGTTTTACAGCGGATATAATTATGCAGGCAGTGAGTCTATAATGCCTGCCAGTGTTACAGGGCCAACAGGAGCCACCACACTAAAGTACCCATCAGGAGGGCTTTCCGTTCATTCAAGCTCAGTATCAGGCTTTAATACTATATCGACTGACCCCACCTGGGGTTACACGCCTAACAACTATATTACTACTACTTATGTATTAGATGGTACTCAAGACTCTAAGATTGCTACTTTTAATTACCCCTAAACTAAATTATGACAAAAAGTAGATCAGTATCTAATGTTTTATCAAGACCAGTCTCTGCAGCTATTTTAACAGGTGCAGTATCTAATACCTCTATAAATTCTATATCTATTAGTATAGGTAATACTGCAACAAATACTACTATTAATAATTTTTCTATTAGTTTAGGTGCAGTATCTGTAGTTAACAATACCTCTTTGTCAGTTGGGAATAACAATAGAGTAAATACATCCACTCTTGTGTATAGTGGGGATACTAACACCACCGTAAACAACTCGTTGTTAGTAGTTGGAAACTTAACTTGTAATTCAACAAATGTTAACTTAGGTGTTGTTAGTTTAACTCATGGATATGACTCCGCTAATGGTGTTTTAATAGGTAATAACTCTTCTTATGCCATAGCTAATAGCCTTTCGAGCGTTTTTTATAGTTGGTGTGTCGGAAACTCGTCTATACGCAGCAGACTCTCCTACGATGGAGTAACTATAAACGATACAGGCTCTCCTAAAACTACAATCGGGTATACAGTAAGCACACAAAACATCTTTGCAAATGGATCTAGTGGAACAGCTGGCCAAGTTTTATATTCAAACGGAACGGGTGTGTATTGGGATTTACGTCCGGGAAATTTATCCATAGGCAATTTAGTCTATGTTATGTTTTATCCTTCCTTAACCGGGTCGTATTATACCATGGCCAGAGGATGGGTATATAAAAGCGGAAAAACCTCTAATATAGCTACTATTTACTTTAAATTTTATGATTATTATAGAACTACAGCTATTAATCCTTCTTGGGGCACGGTAGGTACAGCAAATAATGCATGGACAATTATGGGCACTGAAATAGCTTACAATACATTTGCCAGTGAAGTAACTAACAGACAACTTTATGGATTAGATTTTTATAGTGGGTATAATTATGCAGGAAGTACTAGTATAATGCCTGCATTCCCTAATTCAGCATCCGGTGCAATTACACTAAAATATCCTTCTGGGGGACTAGCAGCTTATACTACATCAGTTACTAGTGGCTCAAACCCTACAACAGATAGCACTTGGGGGTATGCACCCAACAACTATATTACCTTTTCTTATTCATTAGATGGAACTCTAGATAGTAGAATTTCTACTTTTAACTACCCTTAATAAATACTATTATGACAAAATTAGACACTCTTAGAGAACAAAATCCAGATCTAGAGCTATTTCCAGATCCTGATAATATTGATCTTACAACTAAAAAGGTTGTATTATTGGAAGAGCCTGTAGTACAGAATGAAAGAATTGAGTGGGCCACTCTAGAAGATCTTACAGAAGAAGATATACATTTAAGGCTAACTGACCTAAAAAGAATTGCATATCAGAGAAGAGCTTATCTTTTCTCACAGTTAAGCTGGCGTTATGAAAGACATAGCAGAGAAGTAAGATTAAATCTTCCTACCACTGACAACTTAGATGACCTAGATAATTATGCACAAGCATTAGCAGACATCTCAAAGCAACCAGATTACCCGTATACCATTACATGGCCTCAAGAGTTAAATTAAAGGAATAAACATGGCTATTCCAACTTCAAGAGATGAATTTAAAGAATACTGCCTTAGAAAGTTAGGTAAGCCCGTCCTTGAGATTAACGTAGACGACGATCAGATCGACGATCGTGTAGATGAGTCACTAAAGTACTATTATGATTATCATTTTGATGGGTCAGAAAAAATCTACTATAAGCACCTTATTACCGAACAAGATAAGGTTAACAAGTACATTACCCTACCAGAAAACATTATAGGAGCAGTAAAAATATTCCCTATAGGTGACCCGGTAGTTGGTCATCAAGACCTATTCAATATCAGATATCAGATTGCCCTTAATGATTTGTATACTCTTACATCAGTAAGTTTAATACCTTTCTATATGACAATGCAACATTTGGCTCTTATACAGCAAATCATTGTTGGTCAAAAGCCTATTAGATACAATCGTCATACTAACAGATTATATGTAGATATGGATTGGAATGTTCATACTGGAGCTACTTACCTTTTAGTCGAAGCATATATGGTAGTAGACCCAGAGGTATTTACAGATGCCTGGGGTGACAGATGGCTGCAAGAATACTGCACAGCAAAAATTAAGTATCAGTGGGGTACTAATTTAACGAAGTTTACTGGTTTAGAATTGCCTGGCGGCGTTAAGTTTAACGGAGAAAAAATATTAGATGATGCCAAGCAGGAAATTGATAAGTTAGAACAAGAAATGATTTCTAGCTACTCATTGCCGGTAATGGATATGATTGGGTAATGGCAACTAATTTTTATTTTAATAATTTTAGAAGCAGTCAGGAGCAGCTTCTAATTGAAAACTTAATAGTGGAATCTATTAAGATCTATGGTCATGAGCTTTATTATTTACCAAGAACTAGAACAACATATGATCCAATTTATGGTGAAAGTCCTATAAGCACCTTCAATAGTGCTTATATGCTAGAGATGTATATTAAGAATGTTGAAGGCTTTGCCGGGGAAGGGGACTTCTTATCTAAGTTTAATCTGGAGATAAGAGATAGGGTTACCTTTACTATGGCACGTAGAGTGTTTAATGAAGAGATAGGTAATATAGAAGCTCTAGTTAGACCAAGAGAAGGCGACTTGATATTTTTCCCGCTAAACAATAAGATTTTTGAAATTAAGTTTGTTGAACACGAAGCTATTTTCTATCAACTAGGCTCATTACAAACATTCGATATACAATGTGAACTGTTCGAATATAGCAACGAGATATTTAATACTGGTCTATTAGATGTTGATAATCTATATGACAACTATAGACTTGATGTTAATGCGTACTCTATTAAGTATCAAATAGGTGCAGATTATGGCTTTCTAACAGATGAGTCAGGCTTTAATCTAATCACAGAAGGTGAAGATGTTGGTGACCTAATAGTAGATAATACATCTACTATACAAAATGAAGCTTTAGAGTTTATTGACTTTACTAGTATAGATCCATTCAGTGAAGGCAATATTTAATTAGATTGTTTTCTTAATTTCCAGACTTCTTTTATTTTCTTTGACATAGCTTCATAGGAGAATTAAAATTTTCGGACAGACCTTTTATCACAAGACACTCAGAAAGTACGTAACGTACTTTGGCACCCTTTTTAATGACATTTACATTAACAGAGTAAATGCAAGCAATACAAGCATACAAACTCTTCGGGTACCCATCACATACGCACCTCGCGATAAAGCTCTAGCAAGAGTGGATGCCGATCCAAACCTCAATAGACCTGCTGCGGTTATTCTACCAGTAATGTCATTTGAGATGACAGGACTATCTTATGCTGCAAGTAGAAAGCTTGCTACAATCAATAAGAGTAGAATTACTAAAGTCGAAACTAATGA